TCAAGGGGCAACAGGTCCGCGTCCGAACACGGCAAGCAAGTGTGTTGTAAGCTGCTCGCGAAGGTCGGCCTCATCAGTCCAAACTATATGGCGAAACTGGCGCGTGTCGAAATGTAGTTTGGGGAGGTCGTCCTGCCGGACAGTCCACACCACGGGGCGACCCAAGCCGAGAGCGAATCCAGCCTCAAAATACGCACCGGCATTCTGCGTCGTAACATCAACGATCACTCCGTACGAACCACGGATGCCCGCGATGATGCGGTCATCAATCTTGTCGTTGTGGTCTACGCTGTCTACCCGTCTTGCGTTGTATCCCGCTGCTTCAGCCCCGGGCTTGATGCCATTCTCGTAGGCGTCGCGAAGTGCGGGGCTAAACGACATAGCTACAAAGAAGTCTGAGCGGTTTCCTCCTACGGGAAACCTCAGTCGTTCCAGATACTCCCAGCCAGCGGGAGTTATCGTGTATGTCATGTTTGCGCCGCTTAATAGACCCCGTTCCGTAAGAGAGCGGATGTGATAGCGTAGTTCGGTGATGTTACTGGCGTCTATGGCATGTATATCGTTTAGGCCCCTCATAACACCGGCACCGGGGTGCTTGCTATCAGCCGCAATGTCCACCAGAAGAGCGTTCTGCTTGCTCGGGACGGTGTTCAGCTCGGGGCCATCGATCTCGTCGAGGAGGGTGCTGTCAATTACGTAATGCCTGTGCGTGCTCGCCCAATGTCGTCGAGCGCGACCAGACAGCCAGCCTTTCTTATCACTGGACCAGTTCTTGATGATGGCTTCGGCAGTTCCGCTGACCCGGAATAACCGGCATGCCGGGCAATTCACATTGGTGGCACCCCCATTGGGGGTATGGATCGCCCCCTCGGTCTCGCAGATCGGGCACGGTGCGGGAAATTGGCTCATGTGCTCTCCTCAGTCCCGCAATACTAACTGCTCACGGCTGGCTCCGTGCACTCCGGTCACGCTGCTGGCAGTCTCTGGCTATCGCACCGCGTCCGGCTAGAGCGCCGGGGAAGTGGTGAAGGTGGATGTGCCCTGCGCTGTTTGCCTATGCGAAACTAGTAAATCCTCTTGGCTGACACCCTAGTCGCGCCCGTCGGGTGCTTCCCGGATGCTGCCATGCTTCCTGCCCGCGTTGATGAAAAATGCCGCCAGTGCGCCCAAACCCCATAGGGCCGACAGCGGCAACGCCCAAGCATGCCCGCGACCGTATGCCCACAGCCCGAGAAGCGGGTTGATGGGGGTCACTCCTGCCACGAGAAAGGCAGCTAATAGATTCGCCCTCATGGCTTATGCCGCCAGCAGATGCGCCGTAGGGTACCAGCCATGCGCGCAGTCGCGATTTCCATGTGTCTCCTTACAGAGCGGACTTGGTGACCATAGCCGTCGCCCACACCAGCGCGAAGGCCACCGCGATGGGATACCAGCGGGTGCGCACCATCAGTTGCTCGTGGAAGTGGAGGATGCGACGAAAAGGCTTCGGGGGCTGCATGGGTGTCCCTGGCTGCTTCACTCGTTGGCAATTCGTCCCGCTTACGCAGTTGATCCCGCAAGTGGGATTAAGTTGTTTCGTGTCAGTAAGTTAAGTCTAGCGGAGGGGGTTGCTACAAGCCATCCCTGTGGTGCCATCCTCCCATCGCGGGCCAGCGAAAAAGACAGATAGAGCCGCCCGTAGACATAAACATTAGGAGCCGACATCGTGGATATTCTGTATAGCGTGGACTTTCGCCTTCCTTTTACTCCTTGGACTTTGGCGCTCCTCCCGCCTGGGCCGGGGGAGGGTGGCTTCTGGATAGCCCGACGGTCCGACCGCTGCACAGTGGTCGGCCTTGGTCGTGTACTGCTCTACATCGAACGTCGTGGCAGGACGCCGCTTCTGCGCTACTGCGGGTAGTGGTTCACCGGGCCGGACAGCTCGCGGGTTCGCCACTGGCTGCCTGGGCCGTCGCCTCTACTACATCCTTCGCGCGTTGGCGGTCCGCCGCGACTGCCGACGCCGTCCGCCAACCGGCTTGGCCGGCCATTGGCGTGGATGGGTCACGCAGCGCGGCCCTCGGTATAAGGCTTCTAAGCGGCCTTCGGCTTGAACGGGACGATTACATTTCCCGTGTCAGCGCGCAGGGCGTCCAGATAGTCCGCCCACGCCTGCATCATCTTCCGGCGCTCGGGAAGGTGGCTCGTCCGATTGTAGGCACGCCCATTGGGATCGCGGACGGCGTGGGCCAACTGATGCTCGATCAGGTCCGGCCGCCACCCCAGCACTTCGTCCAACAGCGTGCGCGCAGTGGCACGGAAGCCGTGGGCCGTCATGGTTTCCTTGTCGAAACCCATGCGGCGCAGCGCGGCGGTGAGCGCGTTATCGCTCAACGGTCGCTTGGGCGAACGGCCACCGGGGAACACGTATTGGCGATGGCCCGTCAGCGGTTGCAGGTCGCGAAGGATCGCCACAGCCTGCGAGGACAGCGGAACGAGGTGCGGCTCGCGCATCTTCATCTTGTGCGCGGGGATGTTCCACTCGCCTGCATCGAAGTCGATCTCCGACCACTCGGCATGGCGTAGTTCGCCTGGACGGACGAAAACCAGCGGTGCTAGTCGGAGGGCGGCGCGGGTGCTCGCATCGCCAGCATAGCCGTCGATGGCCCGCAGCAGCCCGCCGAGTTCGCGTGGATCAGTGATGGCGGCATGGTGCCGTTCCATAGGAGGTGCCAGGGCACCCCTCAGGTCGGCCACCGGATTCCGGTCAGTCCGTCCCGTGGCGACCGCGTACCGCATGACCTGGCCGCAGTTTTGCATGATCCGGTGAGCTGACTCGATGGCTCCGCGTTCTTCAATGCGGCGAGCCACGCGCAGGAAATCGGGGGCCGCCAATTCCGCAACCGGACGCCCGCCAATCCACGGGAATACGTCGTTGTCCATCCAGGCGACGACCTTGCAGCGGTAGGACTCCACCCATTTCTGCTTCCCCAGCCATTCGCGGGTCACCACCTCGAAGCTGTTGGCGGCCTTTTCCACTCCGGCGACCTTGGCGGCCTTCCGGTGTTCGCCTGGGTCGATGCCTGATGCCAGGAGCCGACGAGCCTCAGCTTGGCGGCCGCGTGCGTCGGCCAAGGAGACTTCGGGGTAGGTGCCCAAGCTGAGCGTGTTGCGCTTCCCGGTCACGGGTCGGCGGTAGTCCCACCGCCACCAACGCGAACCATCCGGGTTGAGCTGTACGTACAAGCCGCCGCCGTCCCGGAGCTTGGTCGGCTTGGGGCCGGGCTTGGCCTTGCGGATGGCGGTATCGGTGAGAGGGGCGACGGTACGCGGCATGGCGGTAACTAATTTGGCGGTAAGCGTGTTACCGCCATTCTTACCGCCACCGGGAGCCGCATTTCAAGAGACCAACCTGGACCGCGCGGGACATAAAAAAGGCCGGGAGCCTTGTGTTGCAAGGGATTCCCGGCCTTTCATGGTCCTTCTCGGACCTTCATATGGTGGAGGTGGGCGGAATTGAACCGCCGTCCGAAGGCACTCCATCCCCAGCACTACATGCTTAGCTCACCGTTGGATCTCGTCCCCGAACAGCACGGCGTGCAAAGCGCATCCGGGAACCAGCCTGTTGTGTTCTAGTGCCGGACTGACAGGCAGCCACCCAGCGCGATTCCATGATAGTGACTCTACACCGCGAGCATGGACACAAGCGGTTTCGAGGCTTAGGCCTTAAGCGGCCAGAGCGTAGTTGTCGTCGTTGGCAACTAGAGTTTTGCAGCTGGATTTACGAGGAAAGCTACCCCCTCGGCATGCGCCAGGCGACTTCACAACCCCCGTCGAAACCAATGCACCCCCGGTTTCTTCAAGTATTGCAAGGCTTTCAGGCCCTTGGTTGACCAAATGTTGACCAAGAACCCGCCTAACGATGTGGATGGTACGGCAATTTTCCTGAACAGTCACGCCCACGCTTGCCGCACTGCCGCTGCGCATCGGTGGATCCGCCAATGCCGGCGCATGTGTGGGTATCCCCTACGTGAACAGGTTCAGTAGGGCGTCCACTTCCGGAAGTCTACTTCTAACAGCGATCGCGTTCTCTAGGTTGAAGACCTCCCTCACGTTACGATGAGCTTGTGCTCCGTAAATACGTTCGTACTCTCGTTTGTAAAATGCTGTATCACCAGTGCACTGGTGCCCGTTTGTTGCAAGAAGCACAGCCTCTAGGCACGGTGATTGGGTCAGCATCTGAATCCTGCCCCTCCTACCAATGGCTCGGACTGTCTCGTTCCAGTCTGTGTCTGTGTCGAAGAGCGCCGCTACAGTATCGAAGCTTCCTTGCCGGCCGATCCGGATGGCATCCTGGATTACGCTCCTAGCACCTTTGCCCCGAGCGTTGCGAACCGTAACGCTAGGACCTCTGCGGTTTGAGCACAGGGCATCACGGAGCAGCCTGAGAAGTTCAAATTCTGCGTCCCCTTCACCAACCACAAGCAAGGTTGGGCGGATGCTTCGGACGATCCTTGGTCCTCTAGACATCGCTCCTCACCTCAGGTAGCGCGCCAATAGCGCCAGATTCGTACTTTGCTCGCAAGTTGTCGTCGCTTCTCAGACCTTGAACCTGATCGCCACGGAAGGCAGTGCTGACGCAATCAACCTTTTCGACAAAGTAGGTTTGCGCTTTGCCTAAGTAGTCGAGAACTTTCGTAGTGTGGCTGCTGAAAAAGAGCTGGGCGCCGTAGGGATTGGATACCTCAGAGTTGAACAGCTGCAGAAGAGAATCGAGCAGGTGAGGGTGTAGATCGCTTTCCATCTCATCAATGATGGCTATACCGCCCGATTGGAGGATGGGTATCAGTATGGCCAGCAAGACATAGGCCGACTGCGTGCCGTTCGACTCGACCTCGAAAGGCAGGACGAACGTGCTGCCGTCGGCGCGGAGGTGAACGAACTTGCTTTTCAGCTCAACTTGGGAATGGCCAGCGGTGTCCGTTCTTGATTCTTCTATTACGTCGACGCTCTCAAGACCGAGATCCCAGGCACGAAGAATTTTCATTGCCTCATCTCGGATAGGGCTTCCGGCCTTGTACATCAAATTTGCGTATTCAAGATTCTTGGTGTAATGCGGACGTCCACTGACGTCAACGTTGAAGTGGGCCCTGTAGCGTTCGATGGCGGACACGGACTTGCTGTTGTATTGCCTAGCTGTGGAAACGAGAGAGGCGTTCTCCCTCACCTTCTTGGCAAGCGTGCTAGGAAGATCGAAAGACCTTAGCTGTACGTCGTAGGACTTTGTTTCCTCGTCCCACGCCCGCTTAAACTGGTAGTTGAAGCGAACCTGCTTTCGGTAGAGCGCCTCCCAGAGCACTCTCTTTTCCGTTAGCTTCAATTCGTACTTCCAGGTATCGCCATTGCCGTCGTCAAAGATCAACTCGAACTCGGATGGATCATCGGGCGAGAGGAGACGAGGCGGCAAGGGGATTTCTGCATCGACATCTAAGCTGAACGAACTCTTCATAAACCAGAAAAGAAAAGCTGCCGTCTTCAGTAGAGCCGTTTTGCCTGAAGCGTTAGCACCGAAGGCCGCAAGGACCGTTGACAGACGGCTTCCGTCGGCAGTGGTGCGCTCGTAGCCGCTGAAGGAAGCTCCCTTGGGTAGCTCAAACGTCACCCGCTGCTCCTCGAGGAAGCTCTGGAAGTTCTTGAATTTCAACGACCTAATCATTCTTTGAGATCTCGATTCGACACTAAGTTGGAAACTCTACAATAATTTGTGGAATTTGTTTGTTAGCATTCGGTTCGGGCGGCCTGGTCGGATTTCTGAATTATTCATACTTTGGCCGCAACCCATGCCGAGGCTGCCTTCGCCCCTGCGTCAGGAACCATCGACGGGATCCAGCGGCCGTACTTTTTCGCCGTGATCGTCCAGTCCCGATGTCCCATCTGCCGGGCGACCCACATGACGTTCTCGCCAGCGCTGAGCGCTTGCGAAGCGAAGGTGTGGCGCATCTGATACGGGTACCTGTACCTCACCCCGGCCTTGCGCAGCGCGCGCTGCCATTCGCCAGCGCGGATGCTCTGATCGGATCCCCACCGCGCGTTCGTCCTGGGATCGTGGAAGACGAACTCGCCGGCGGTGGCGGTATGGGCACGCTGGGCCTTCAGGGCATCGATCGCCGGCTGCAGTAGTTGCACCTCGCGAACGCCCGACTCGGTCTTGGGCGCTTTCATCTTGCCCATCACCCAGGCGCGCCGGATCTTGACCGTTCCCTTACGCCAGTCGATGTCCGACCAGCAGAGGCCGATCATTTCTGAGGTGCGCAGGCCCGTGGCGAAGTTGAACTGGCAGTAGTTGCGGACCTGGTCTTCGCGGCAGGCGGCCAAGATCGCTTGGACTTCCTCCGGCGTGAAGGGATCGACCTCTTCGCGCGCGTTGGCCTTGGCTCGCCGCTTCACCCTGAAGCCGTCTAAGGGGTTGGTGGGGATCAGGTCATCGGCCACGGCCTCGTCGAGCGCGCCGCGCAGCGGCCCCAGAACATTGTTGATGCGCTTGGCCGACGTCGACTCGTCGAACGTGGCTACCAGCTCCTTCAGGGCGATACGGTCGAAGTCACGCAACGCGATCGCTCCGCAGCGCGGCACCAGGATGTTCTCGACGATGCGCCGGTAGCCAATCAGGCTGCTGTGCTCGAGCTCACGCTCCTTCTGTGCCAGCCACCGCGTCAGCACCTGCTCCAGGGTGTCGAGGGCCGCTGGCTTCTCTGCCACCTGTACCGCGCGCTTGCTGCCGGGGAAGTGAGTGGCATAGTCGAAGGTGCCTTTTTCGATCTCGACCTTGATCTGCCCCAACAGATTCTCGCAGTAGCGCAGGTTTCGAGCGGTCGGGGCGAGCTTGATCCGCTCACGGCAACGCTTGCCCCGATAGTAGAAGTCTATTGCGATGCTGCTCTGTGTAGCTGGCCTGACGCCGCCTTGCCGTGCATTACCCACTCTTCGTACCCCTCCAGGTCGATCAGGTTTCTTCCATCCGGCGCCTTGATGAACACGGCACCCTCCAGCCAATCGCCACGCTTGATCTTCGAGTTGATGGCGTCGACGGTGTAGCCGGTCAGCACCTCGAACTGCTTGAGCGTTACGAATCGGACTGGCCGCAGGTTCGCGGGGGATCCGGTCCTCGACAATCCTCGTGACGAGGGTCCGAAACTACTCATGGGGCACCGCCTGCAGGCTCCAGAGGACCGACGGGCGTTCGTCCGGACCGTGGAAGGGCGCGCGCTGGACTCGGCCGGTCTTGGCCAGCTGGTGCAGGTAGCTGCTGACCCGGTTCGACGGTAGCTGCAGCTCGGCGGCCAGCTCGCCGGCAAGGCCCGGCCCCTCCTGCAGCAGCTGCAGGATCCGGGTGGCAGTGCCGTCGGCAATGCCTGCATCAGCCATGGGCCACCTCTGGTGCTTCCAGATGGCCAGGGCAACCGGTGCCACCGTAGTCGAAGCCTTCGCACGCAGCGAGCGGGATGACGTGGCGGCCGTTGGCCAGGTGCACCGCCAGCACCCGGCGAGCTTCAGTCGCGTTCAGCGGCTCCCCGGCCGGAACGCGCTCGAAGAGTCCGTCCAACTCCTTGTCAGTCATGTTGATCAATGCGCCGGCGACGTCCAGGTGCACGTGGTAGCGCACGGGAAGGCGGTCATATGTGTTCATTCGGCGGGCTCCTGGTGTTCGGTGCTGCGCTCGGCAGCATTCAAGGCGGCGCGCCGCTGGGCGAAGCCGCGGCAGGCGCTGATGGCGTTGCCGTGCTCGTCGACGGCTTCGTGACAGAGGAAGGGGCGCTCGCCCGGGGTGGAGCAGTAGTCGGCGTCTTCCGTGGTCGGGAGGCACTGGTTGGCCACAGTGCCGGCGCGGAACGCGCAGCCCCCGCAGAGTGGGCCAGGGTCGACGCTGGCGGACAGCACGATGCCGTTGAGGGCGCCCAGGACGCAGGGCATGTTGATGCGCTCGGCCTCGTGCGGCCACACGTGGCCCTGCAGCACCAGCAGATCCTTGGCCTGCTCGCAGGCGTTGAAAGCGACCTGGTTGGCCAGGCCGATGAACTCACCGAACAGATCGACCATGGCGCGATCGCCGATCTGTTCGGCCAAGCGTCGCAGGGCCGGCCGGCGGAGATCCATGAGTACGGCCACTATCCTGCGCAGTTCCCTGGCCAGATCCGGGTGGATGTTGTGATCGATCGCGCGATCGCGCGCCGTGGTGTCAGCCATGGGGTACCGCCTTAGCCTCGCGAGCAGCGAGCCGGCCGTGCAGCGCCTTGACGAACCTGCCGGCTACCTCATCCCATCCACATGTGGCGATTGCAGACAGCGCCGCAATGGCCAGGTCGTCCGAACTGGCGAGCGGTGCGCCTGGCACCACAGTGACCACGCTACCGGGGTCGTCCGCCTCGACGGCCACGATTCCTGCCTCAGCCATACGCTTGCGATCACCAGCAGTCAGCTGGCCGCGCGGGAAGACGATGATCTGGCTCATATGTCCACCGCCAGGCTGTCGATCAGGGCCGCGGTCACCGTACGGGCTTTGTCCTCGGGGGACTTGACGTCCCGGGTGAAGTTCCTGCGGGTCACGGCGTCGTACACGGCGACAGCCTGGGCTGCGGTCAGGTCCACAGGCCGGCGCGCGTCGTGGAAGCGCTGGAGCGCCCAGGCCTCAGCGCGAGAAAAGGCATCGAAGTCGTGGGCCACTGCGGGTTGTCCGCGCCCCATCCAGTAGTCAGCCCATGAAAGCCCATTCAGCCGCTGGCGGGCGGCGAGGCGGTTGTGACGGATTCCGTCGTCAATGTCGCAGCTGTCCTCGGGGCAGATCACGCCGTCACGTTGGGAGGCGAGGCAAAAATCGGCGCGCCCGTTCTGGCAGTGGTCGGCACAGCGTCGCGCATCCTGACCACCCAGGGAGGGCTGGGCGGATAGGGCGGCTTGCCAAACCTGCCATGCCGTACCCGCGCACAGGGCCATGAGTGGATTCCTGCTCAGGAATTCATCAAACCGCGCCCGCTCGGCCTGATACCCCAGCCTCACCCTCTCAGCGGGCTGCACGCCCGCCGTCGTTTTGTCGTCGGTGCTCATGCGTCGATCCTCTTGAAGGTAATGGCCCACACCCACGGGTTGCTGTTCCAGTCGCCGCCGGCGCTGTCCCACAGCGCACGGAAGGCGATCCGTTCATCACCTGTGTCCAGGTCGCGAATGGGGGAGGTCTGCTCCCTGGCCCACCCCATGGCGCCTTCGGCAAGGGCATCGGCTGGACTGATCGCCTGCAGCCGCTCCACGCGTACGTCTGCGATTTCGAGGAGCAGGCGGCAGGCCCAGCGCGGCATGTGGATCGATGGCAGGTTCCCGCGCGCTGCAGCGTCGGGCAGGCACCACGTGTCCGGCACCGGATTCTGAGACCAGGTGTGCAGTACCCATTCCCCGTCAGCGGCGAAGGTCACGCCCACGCTGTCGCAGTCACAGGCGTCCATCGCGCAGCTGTGCACGGTCTGCGGTCGCCATGTCTCGCGCACCCACAGCCGGTCTCCGGGCTGGCCGTAGGGGCACCGGAAGCCGGTGGTCATTTCCTGACTGCCCGCGATGCGGAACTCGCCGGCATTGGAGAATGCGCAGGCCTGGCTGAAATCTGGGTTGCAGCCAGGACGCCAAGGTATGCCTTTGATCGTGCGCCGAGTCTGCGTCTTCTGGCCAGCCAGGATGGCGCGCACCATGGGGCCGTTGAAGAGGATGGGCTGCTCACGCACGGATGGGGCTCTCCAGCGGCGCCGGCGCAGCAATGTCGCTTGGCAGTCCTGTCGCCTCGGCAGTGTCGGCGGCATCGTCGTAGGCGCGGATCGCGCGGGCGATCGCGTACAGGCGCCAGAGGAAGTGGAAGGTGTACTGCTGCAGCGAGGATGCGTATTCCCAGGCGTCAGTGATGCGAAAGTCGCTGTAGTCGGGGTCGCTCGGCGCGAAGTCCGACATCGCCTTGATCGCGTTGCACAGGGCGTCGTGATCCTCCGAGTCGTTCAGCACTTCGACCTCGAGCTCCTGCCACAACCTGGCCACCCACTCCGGCGTCGACGTGTCCGGATCCGCCAGATCGTCGGGGTCCACACGTTCCTCAACGTGCTCTTTGAACAGGCGGGTCACCAGCGCGCGGAAGAGTGCCGCGCTGAATTCCTTCTTCTCGCCGTCGTTGGCCACGCACTTCTCTGCCCAGTAGCCATCGTTCACGAACAGGCCGCCGGCCTTTTCGTGCTCGGCGGGCTTGGCACGGAAGAACTCGAACATGTCGTGCAGGCGGCTGAAAACGGCAGTGCCCATGTCGCCGGAGATCGCCAGGTGCCCGGGCCAGGTCACGATGTCGAAGCCGTAGCAGTAGGTGCCGGGGCGCCGGAGCTGCAGGTGGCGGTGCACGCCGTCGTCGACCACGATCCGTAGCTCGTGGGTGGCCGTATCGGCGAAGAAACGGGGGAGGACGTCATTGCGGTTCATGGGAATCTCCGGAGGGTGCGGCCGAGAGCTGAGCGGCCTTCAGGGCGGTTTGCCAGGCGGGGACTGGGCGGCCCTCGGCGTCGAGCAACTGCAGCAGGCCAGGCCGGTGGCCAGCGACGATGCGGCCGCCGGCGTGTAGCACGTCCGATACCTGGGACTTCTTGGTCAGAGGTACCGTTCGCAGATGGTTCGAGGTCATGGCCAGCATCGTTTAAACCCCTTCTCAGCCAGGTAGCACCTCTCAGAAAGGTCGTACCGCATCTGCTCGGCGCCTGCGTGCTCCTGGTAGGTTCGGATGTCAATGCTTGCCTGCGGCACACTGATGCCGAAGTAGTCCACGAGGGCGCCGCGGTTGAGCCGGCCGTAGTGGTCCAGCAGGAAGTCGATGAAGCGCAGGCGCTGCTCGAGCGCGAAGTTGCGTTTGCGGTCAGCCATTGCGACTCCAAGGGTTCTTGAAGTTGAAGACGTCCTGGAGGAAGACCCAGGGCCGAGTAAGGCCGAGGTCAGCAATCCATGCGGGGACGACGTTGCAGACCTCCCACACCTCCAGGCCATCCGCCTCCCAGTCGGGGATGTGCTTGGGGTCGCCCATGAACTCGAAGCTCCAGGATTTGTGCTTGCCCTTGACGTGCAAGGACAGGAGTTTCTTTGCCATGGTCAGCGCCTCTGGCCGACAGGCAGCGAGGGGATCTGCTGCGGCTCGGCAACTGCGGCCGTCAGGTTCCCGGTTTCGTGCGCCAACCGGATCGCGTCGAGCTCCACCTTCACCGCGCCGATGTAGGTGGTGGCCACGATGGTGGTGGCCTTGGCGCGCTCGATGACCTGGCCCATCTGCTCGGCGTTCAGATCGTCGTCGCCCAGGCGTTCGAGCATGGCCACCAGGTGGTCGCGGACATCACTGACCTTGTTCTTCATCTTCTTGCTCCTTGATTCGCCTCCTGACACGGCGGGTGATTCGCGCCTTCAGGTGGACCAGTTCTTTCAGTTCCGGAGGGAACCGGTTGTGGTAGCTGTTGCGCCGCATGTTCTCGGCGAGGGTCACGGTCTCGAGGCGATCAGCAGTGATCTCGGCGGCGACCAGCGTCTTCAGGCCGGGCCGGAACACCACGATGTGTCCTTCCGGTACCGGGCCGTTCGCTGCCTCCCAGACCAACACGTGTACAGGGCGCCAGCGCTGGGTCGGGAAAATGGCTGGATCGTCGGTGACCTTGCGCATCAGCGCCCTGCGCTTCGGATCCACCTTCTCGGTCCCGATCGGTACGTAGTTGTGCGCCTCGCTGGCCGGGCGCCCCTTCTTGAACTGGGTTTCCCGCATTCGGCCGGCGTGCCAGCCCGGCCTGCGCAGTCCCTTGTTCGGCGGTGTGGTGCCGGGCGTGAAGCGCGCAGCGATCGATCCTGGCTCCTGCGTCCCGTTCCAGAGCGCGGCCAGCGGCTGGGTGTGGAAGTCGTCGGCCTTCTTCAGCCCCAGCGTCGCTGCCCGCCGGTACACCGCGGCTATGGGCCGTTCGAGGACGTGCGCGATCAGAAAGGCGGGGAAGCGCGGCCAGTTGAGCCGCAGCGTCTCGTCCTCGTCGGCGGTCCATGGCCGGCGCGCGTTGGGGTGTGACTTGCGCACCATGGCTCACGGGGTCCAATCCGAGCTGTTCGGGACCTGGATCTGCTGCCGCGCGCGCTGCCGGACTGCTTCCTTCCGGAAGTACGCGCGGTGTTCGATCTTCTGCCCACGGACGCGGAAGCCCCAGCTGCAGGCGCGGGGCGGCAGGGTCAGCACCACGGTCCAGGTGCCCTCGTGCTGCAGGTCCTCGGCCAGCGCAATGCGGTGCCAGCCCTCGGCGCGGCGGAACAGCAGTTGGCCAGCGCCATACCAGGTCGACGAGTAGGGTTCCTCGGCGATCGCCGACGGCACCGCATCCGGTACCGCCGGCAGCGGCCCATCGAAGGGCCGGTGCTCGAAGTACCCGCCGCGCAGAATCAGGCTGAAGAACGACCAGGGGTGATCATGGAAGACGCCGCCTTGGTCGCTGCTGCGGATGTGATGAAGGCGCAGGGCCAGCCAGGGGCGGGGCTGGCCGCGGTCGTCGACGCCGGCGCGGCCAATGCGCAGCAGCCAGAAGCGATCCATGTACGGCGTGCCGTCCGCGTTGACCAGGTGGAAGTACGGCGTGCGGGCCCCACGCTGGATCAGTGCGGTGGCAAGGCGATCCAGGAGGCGGCGCCCCAACGTGCGTGGCGGCGCCTGCAGATCCAGGTAGCTGCCGCAGCGACCGCACGATTCCATATCCGGCCAGTCACGGGCGCACCCGAACAGGGCGCAGATGAAGGCGCGCACGCGGCTCACGGCCGCTCACCCTTGTGGATCGGGGTCAGCCCGCTGGATGCGTTCAAGGTGCCAGCCTGGATCTGGCGCATGCGGCGGGCGCGCTCGGCACGGCCGCCGCCCGCCGGTGCCCAGGTGGTGCGGTGTCGTTGCGGCATGCGGCGCACAGGTGCTGCGGGTGCTACGGGGTGGGACCGCGACTGGCTCAGCAGGCTGGCCAAGAGCATGTTGAGGAATGGACGGTGGCTGGTCACGAGGATCGAATGCATGGGGCCTCAGGCGTAGGTGGTGAGGTGGAATTGCTCGCGGATCAGGTCGTACAGCCGGCCGACCTCGGCGATCTGCAGAGCGAAGCGGGCATCGAGCTCGGCGCGCCGGCCGTCTTCGTCCCCGTGCTGCAGCTGCTCCACGGCGCGGTCCAGGAAGCGGAGCTTTCGGACAATCAGGTCGTCACCGAGGACGAAGGAGAGGTGGTCCTCCAGCACCAGGGCGAGCTTGGTGACCTGCTTGCCGGTCTCCAGGTGCAGGTCGACCTCGTCGCAGCGCAGCTCGTGGTGCTGGCAGCGGACGATGGCGCCGCCTTCGACCGGGTCGCGCAGTTCGCATTCCTCGCCCAGGCTGAGGCCTTCGGGCAGGGGCTCACCGGCAACCCAGCCGGTCAGAATCGCCCGCGGCGAGACCTCGGCATTCAAGGGCAGGGCGGGGAAGCTACCGACCACGTTGCGCAGCTGGCTTATGGCGTTCTCGCCGGTCTTGCGGCTGCTGGTGTCGACGAACACGACACCGCGCTGGTGGTCCAGATAGAGATCCGTGCGACTTGGGCGGACGAAGGCACGAGGCAGCAGCTCGTGCAGCAGGTCGTCCTTGATGCGCTTCCGCTCGCGGCCGCCGGGGCGGCGCCCGTCGCGTTCCTCAATCTCCAGCAGTTTGAGCTCGAGCAGGTTGTTCACCACTGCCGGCGGCAGGATCTTGTCTTCGGCGCCGATGGCCATCCACACGCAGCGGCCCATCTCGTGCGACAGCAGCTCCTTCTCTTCGCGGCCGAATGGCGAAATGAAGCCGGCGGAGCACATTTCCAGCGGGCCTACAGGCTTCAGCGCGCTCGCCTGCAGGCCGTCCCGCCAGTCGAACATCTGCAGCTGCGGATAGGTGAATATCGTGAGGTTGCGGAAGAACATCAGGTGTCTCCGGTCTGTTCAGAAGTGACGCTGCTGCCTTCGGGCAGCTCGGAAAGGCCCAGGGAGTAGAGCGCGTCGTCGATCGCGGCCGATTCGGATTCGGCGTTGACGCTGTGCGGTCTGGCCACGCCCGGGATGTGGACGTGGAAGAGCCTCATGGTCGGCAGGCCTCGGCGATGCGCTGGAACTTCCGCGCCCAGGTGGCCAGGTCCGGCTTCAGTCCTGCGCTCCAGGCGATCTGGAAGATCGTGCCGAAGCGGATCCGCAGAGCGAGCCACTGATCCGGAGGTGCGATCGACACCGCGCGCTGGTAGCGCTCCACGCGCGCTGCGGCAGTGATTGCGGGTGGCATGTGGTCCACGTCGTGCTGCAAGATGGCGTCGACGCCATGGCCCAACAGATGGAGGTCTTCCGTCATGACATCGCCCTCCCGTGCACTACCCAGAACAGGTCGGCTAGTGCCGGCGGCACCGGGGACATGGCGCGGGCCTCGTAGAAGGCGGCTTCGATGATCTGCTCGAAGGTGCGGCCGTCAGGGGCGCGCGCGGTCTCGCCTTCAACCTTCAGGAGGCGGGCAAGGTAGTCCTTGCTGGCGGAGCCCAGATTCCCGACCAGGTCATCGAGGTCGATCTCCGCGTCGACGGTCATGGTCACCGAGTTCATGACAGCACCGCCCGGGATCCGAGGGCTGCCACGACACCCAGCACGAAGCCGGCCGCGCCGCCGATGGCCAGGACCCGCCGGAACAGGACCGCGGTAGCCTCGGCAATGATTTCCTCCGTCCTCATGCGGCACCGCCCTTGCCGCGCGCGAGGGCGCGTCGGCAGCGAGGGCAGGTCACAGGATGCGATTCGCAGGCGGTCCAGCCCACGGATCGGCGGCCCGGTTCTGCTCCGCACAGAGCCTTGCCGGTGGCTTCGACGAACCCACCGTGCTGGCGCACCTGGGTGGCAGGGATCGCATGCAGGTTGGTGCCCTGTCCGCGCTCGAGGCCGTTTGCACATCGGCCGGCCAGCTTCGCCGCCAGCACATCGGCCACGGCGCTCATGCGGTACCGCCTTGGGGCATCACGAAGCGGTAGCCGCGCAGGCGGATGGTCTCGATTGCGTGCTTATGGCCAGCAGCTGAGAGCTTGCGGCGCACGCGCGAGACCAGCACCTGAAGGACGTTGGACTCGCGCGACGGCGGCTTGCTGTCTGGATACATCGCCGCATGCAGCGCATCGATCTCCACGAGGCGATCGGGAGCCGCGACCAGGACCTTCATCACGACGGCCTCGGTGCGGCTCAGCTTGATGGCCTTGCCGGCGATCAGCAGGCGCTGCCGCGCGACGACCGCCATGGTGCCTTCGGCGCCCGCGCCGGCGGCCGTAGCGCAGCTGCTGCAGAGGTCGGGGCCGGCCCAGGAGCAACCGCCGGGGCAAGCCTGCAGGTCGGTGCAGCTGCAGACCCGGCAGCGACGTTCGGTGGCGGCCATCAGTGCACCTCCACGAAAGCCAGGTCATAGATGACGCACCGCGCCCGGGCCACCACGGGGGAGGTGGCTTTTTCCGTCGACAGGGGGACGACGGTATTGGCCCGGGCGCAGGCGTCAGGGGAAACGGAGTAGGTGCCGGCGACAACTGCGTCAACGGCATCGAGCGCAAGCTGCCAGCGGTAGGGAGAGAAGTCCTTGGCCAGCGCGGCGGACACGCCGGCGGCGCAGTCCGGCACACGGCCGGTGTCGTTGAAGCCGTTGAGCACCGCCTGGGCAATGGTGGTGCGCAGGCCCCAGTCGTTCTCGCTGGCCAGGGTGTAGACCTCCAGCGCCGCGCAGATGCGCGGGCTGGTGATCACCAGTGCAGCTGGTGCCCGGACGGCCTGGCCGGGTTCGTCTGTGGAAGGGGACGATGGGGAGAAGAGTGCGCCAAGGCCGGTGGCCCCGAGAGCCCCCAGTGCCAGGTACAGCGACGAAGACAGTGCAGACATGTGCTCAACCATCCGTGCTTGGGATGTTGAGCACTCTAGTGCTTAATTACGCCTTGTCAAGCACTTTAATGCCTATGGCAGTGGGGGAGGCATTGCGCGAGGCCACTTTCCGCGCTGGATCAGGGTGTCGCGAGCCGCCTTCAGTGCTTCATCCGGAAGGACCGATGGCGTGGAGGCCCAGGCGTCCTCGGCGATCTGCATTAGCTCCCAGCAGACATCGCGGGTCTCGAAGTCGTAGTAGATGCGGCTGTTAGAGGGCTGATCCCAGAAACGTGCGACCGCTAGGCGCCAAGCGCCTTCTCGTGGGTCCATTGTTTCAGGCACGTTCGCATTGCCGCCGAGCCAGTTGCCAAAGATGGCGGGCTGCCAATCGGCGGCTCGCGCAGCAAACCACCTGGCGACGCCGTACTCCGCGGTGGTGAGCACCACATCAATCTTGAGGCGATTCGTCGAGCCGTCACGAGGGTAAAGGACCGCGGTGCCTGGAGTAGGTGTGGACCACTCCCAGAATGAGTGCTGAGGGAGACGCGCGGAATCTTGGCGGTCGACCGACGCTACGACGTAGATTGCAGGATTCTTCTCAACACGGAGTACAGCAGTGCCAGTGGTCTCTTCAATCCACTGGCACCAGCATCCCGTCCAGAGAAGCGCCACTGGCTACCCCGCAGATCTCTGCTTAACCGAATGGGTACCTGTGCCTCTGCCCATGGCCGAGACCAAGCGATCCACGGTTTCCCGATCCCCGGCTTCCAGGTCCAAGTAGTTTCCGAGCAGCGTTGACACCGACTCTAAGACAGCAGGATCTGAAGGGAAATTCGGCAGCAACAGTGCCCAAGGGGCTACGGAATAGGCTGCTGCAATGGCGTCGACAGTCCGGACAGTCGGATTCTTGAAGTGCCCGCGGCCATACGTCATGAGGTCGCCGATTGCGCGTTGCGATACTCCAGCCCGCTGAGCCAGCGCCGCCTGGGAGTCGCCGCGCGCCTGCATGAAGCGGCGGACATTGTCTGCAATCGTTACCACTGGGTCTACTTTCGCCATTTGTTCAGCGTAAGCACCGGCTTGCGCATTTTGGTGCTTGCTCGATAAGCATTGTAGTGCTACAAAGTCGCGCATGGACGCCGATACCCTCTTGCATCAAACCGTGGTGCGCCTGCGTGCGCATGAAGGGAAGTACGCCGAGATCGCCCGGCAGAGCCCGGACATCGGCTATTCGTGGCTGACGAAGCTGGCGCACGGGCAGATCACGAACCCGACGATTGCCAGCCTTCAGCAGCTGATCGAGGCGCTGAACGCTTTCGAGGGCCTGGAGCGGGGCGGCCTGGCCGAAGTGGTGGCGCATGCGGATCCGGTTATGGATCCGGTTATGGAACGGCGCGCCGAACCGAGCGGCGATGTGGACGCCGGCCGCATCGTCCCGCTGGAGACAGCCTGATGGCCGACCCGATCACAGATCAGCAGGTCACGGCTTACTCGGCGCTTCTGGGCCACCGGGCCGGGATATCGCTTCCGACTGGTCAATCGACTGCGAAAAAGCACCCAGCGCGTTCACGAAGCCTTCCTGAAAGTCCTTGCTGCGGAACACGTTCTTGCGCTCGGAGTCATCGATCCATTCCGGTTTTGATTGGTGCCATATGCCGCGTAGCACGTCTGGTCTGGGGTGCGAAGCGATGATTGCCTCGATCGCACACTTGTGGGCATCCAGTGCCCCGAGCATCAACATCAGCAGGCGCTCCTGTGCGCGGCTGTCCGTCATGTCCGCCTCCGGTGGTGGTTGGGTTGGGTCGCACCTCCCATCCTACCCGGCGGCAGACGCCATCCCTGCGCTCGGCCTGGAGACAGCCTGATGGCCCGTCGACACCTCAGCAATCCTCGCGAAGGGGAGGGCCAAGGCCACGGGCGTGAAATCCGTGAGCTGCGCGCGCTGCGCAATCAGGTCCGGGACCTGCAGCGCCAGGTCGATGAGCTCACAGTTTGGCGCGCTCAGGCGGAAGCCACGGCGCGCTGGGCCGCGGCGACACTGGCGGCGATCAAGGCAGGCCGCTCCCGGCCGTTGACGAAAGTCCGGCCGGCCGGACTATTTACGCGTGCCGCCGCGGTACTGCGCGCCTTGTTCGCTCGAGGCGGGCGCAATGAGTAACGGGTATCAGACGCGCGGTCGGGCAGGCCCGCTGCCACCAACCACACCAACTGTCATAACCGCAGCGCTCCAGCGCATTGGTGCGCTGGAACGCCAAGTGCGCGCGCTACAGGAATCCACCGCGCGCGGAATTGTCGCGAAACAGGATCAGCCGATCACATGCCCATGCCAGGGGAATGGTCGTCATTTTCCCGATCGCGTGCCGCCTGTGCCTCACGCCGCTGTACTTCTTGGGCAGCCCGTTGCCGCTGCAATTCCACCGCCGCGTTCTGACGGGTCCGCTCCCTATCGTCCTTCGCCGCCTGAACCTTCTTCTCGACATCCTCAAGCCGTGCAATCACCCGGTCGAGTGCGGCGCGCTTGCTGGCTGCGACGTTTTTTGTCCGCGCTGTTTGGATGGTCGCCTGAACGTAGGAAAGGAGAACCGATGGTTCGTGATGACTGCCAATAAGCAGCTGGACGAGGGTTTCCGTTGCCATCACCTCCCTTTCAAGGGAAGCGATTTTTTCGTCGTACGTCGCAAGGCGTTGCTCAAGCTCACTAGGGGTCATGCCTTTCTCCTTGGTTGGTAACGCAAAGCGATTCTGCCACCCGTTCATAAGTTTGTCCGCGCGTAAATTGCACCCCTCGCGCGGATCCTCCAACACCCGAGGACTCCCATGCCCTGGATCGATGAAACCTGGCTGCAGGACGCACTGGCGGCTCTGAAGGCCACGTGCGATGTCGACGCACACACCCGCAACGCGATGATCCAATTCCTTCTGGACAACGGCTTCTGGGACCAGGAGAAGCTGAAGGACTGGACTAGCGCTGTAGCCAAGTTCAACAGCTGCCTCAACCCGAACAAGGCCGAGTTCTTCAAGATCGGAGAGCTGTGGGCGCTGATGCGCCGCTTTGGCCGCCACCAGCTCTTCCTGGCTATGGCCGCGGATCTCGGCTACGAGGTCCGCCCGATCCCTACCGAGCATCGCCGTCAGGCGTTGATGCAGCAGCTGCTCGACGTGCAGGCGCAATGCGCGGCTGCCTCCGAACGCGTCGCGAGCCAGTTGGAACGCCTGAGTACGCCCGCGCCAGAGCCGCGCCAGGGTGCCGTCCATGGACAGGGTCGCGCGCAGTTCAGCAGTCCCAACGAATGGAGCGCGCCTGCCAGGGCAAACCCCGTCGTAGTGGTGGGCTGCCCGTAACGGGGTAGGCCTGCGCAATGAGTAACGAAATCACGAAGCTCTGCTGGCCACTGCAGATGCCCCCGCCCGCAAAGGCGGTGCTGATGGCGATCGCGTGGCACGCAGACGACTTCGGCATGGCCTTCCCGGGCTTCACCACGTTGATCGAGAAGACCTGCCTGAGCAAGACAGCACTACTCAGCGCGATCGCGTGGCTGGAAGACAACCAGGTGCTGACCATTCGACGTGGCGGCAGCGACGCCGGCGGGACGAAGTACAGCAACCGGTACAGCCTCAACCTTGGCCGTCTGGACAAGAACGCATTCGCATCGAAGCCGCGGCGTGCATCCAAACCGGTTCGCCAGACGGACCAGTCAGAGAGCGGCGAAGGGGTTTACCGGTCCGCCACGAGTACCGGTATGGATGCCGAACCGGTGCGCGTCACGGACGGGTCGGAAGGGACTGAAGGCGCCGACCGGTACGCGGGAGATACCGGTACGCAAGAACGACCGGTGCGTCTCGCGAACTCGACCGGTACGTCTGGCGGACCTGACCGGTCCGTCTCACGTACTCAACCGGTCCGCGAGACGGACCCTAAAGGTCATGAAAGGTCAGTAAAGGTCATTGAATCGTCAAACGCGCATGCGCGCGGCGACGAAGCGGCGATGCCGCAGCTCAGCGCCGACGAGGTCAATCGCGAGTTGATGGGCATCCCGCGTTTGCCGCCAGGTTTGGACCCGCAGGTCCTGGCCAGGTTCGTGCGGCACCGCCGCGTGCTGGGAAAGCCGATGACGATCAGCAGCTGGCTGGAGCTGCAGCCGCGGTTCCGCCAGCTCACGGCCGATGGCCACGACCTCAACCGTTCCCTGCGCCAGACGATGGCTGCAGGCCTGGCACTGCCCGTTACACCGACACCCGAGGGGAAGGACCATGCCGAACATTCAGGCTCTGCTGCCGACCGAGTCCGACGTCGAGCAGAAGAAGACGAGCTCCGTGACGCCGCTGCAGAGGCAGACGCCGCCGCCGGCGCAACAGGCGCCCTTGACGGCCCGGGCTACGCGAACGCTGTGGGTGCGCATGGCTGAGATCTACGGCTACCGCTGGACCAGCGCCTACGGTGAGGATCCGAGTGGCGGTGCTGCGGCGACCTGGGCAAAGGGCCTTGCCGGCCTCACCGGTGAGCAGCTGGCTGCGGGGCTGGGCTCGAGCATCGCCTCGGCTGACCCGTGGCCACCGACCCTGCCGGAATTCCGTCTGCGCTGCCTCGGCGTGCCGAGCTTCGCCGCTGTCCGCAACGACACCGGTCGCCAGGATGGCTTCACGCGCCTGGTGTGGCAGTACCTGGATGGCCACCGGTACCGGACCTCGAGCGCCGACAAGAGCGATCGCCTGTTGCGCGAGGCCTACGACCAGGCGCGCGAATACGTGATGCGTGGCGGTAGGTTGCCGGAAGAGCCTGTGGCCGTGCTGGGTCAGGCTGCGGCGTCCCCACCGGTAGCGGCCAGCCCTGAAGCGTTGCGCCGTGCGGAGCGCGAGATGGCGGAGATCTTCGGTAGCGGCGCCGCGGAGTCCGGCAATGACGACCACCCGCCGGCGACGGGCAAGATGGCAGCAGCAGGATTGGACCGATGATCGACCAGGACCAGCTGCGCATCTATCACCGGCAACAGGTGCTGTACGCCCTGCAGCAGGCGAGTGAGCCGATGACCGCTTCGGAAGTGCACGAGGGCATGACGACCCTGGCCTTGGCCATGGGCCATCCCAGGGAATGCGCTGCCATCACTCCGGCCGCGGTCGCCGGCATCCTTCGCGGCATGCTCGGCGAGCAGCTGGTCATCCAGGGCGAGGACAAGGCCAATCGCCGCTACGGTCGTGCCGAGCCGACCTGGTCGGCCGCTGCTGGCCACGCACAGGTGTCTCAACCAACCGCACCGGGACGCATTGCAGCAGCACCAGTGGGTGCCCCAATGGCGGCCGGGCAGGGCACCCAGCTCCGTCAGATCACCATGGATCAGCGCCTGGCATTCCTGCAGGCCGAGTGCGCCGCACTGCTGGCGGACGTGACCAAGGAACATGCTGCATTCGAGCTCAGGGTTCGGAGCCAGATGGAGGCGTTCGAGGCGCGCGCTGCACGGTTGCTGGGTCTGCCGCAGGACGGTGGCCAATGAGTAACCGGGGCCTTCGCTACAACCGCATCGAGGACATGCCGCAGGGCATGCAGCAGCTGGTGCACAAGGCTGGCCAAGGTGTACCCCATCGCGGGCCAGTTGAGCACCACCAGCCCGCACCAGTGGAGAAGCGGCCGAAGTACGGCAACGTGATCACCACCGTGGACGGGATCCGCTTCGACTCCAAACGCGAGGCGCGCTACTACGAGCAGCTGAAGCTGCGGCAGCAAGCCGGTGAGGTGCACTTCTGGTTGCGCCAAGTACCCATGCACCTGCCAGGCGGCACCAAGTACGTCCTGGACTTCCTGGTGTTCCTGCGCGACGGCAGTGTCGATTTCGTGGACGTGAAGGGGCGGGAGACGAAGGAATTCCGCATCAAGAAGCGTGAAGTTGAGCATCACTATCCGATCAAGGTGCTGCTGGCATGAGTGGCTGGAGATCCAGCGGTCACACGGCGGGCACCCGAGTCGATCTCAGTGCGGTGGCCACCACCGATCTGCTGAGGGAGATCGAGCGCCGTTGTTCGACGGCAGGGCCGCCCAAGGTCGCCCGCCCCGCGAAGGAGCGGCCATTCGCGACCAAGGCGCTCTGGGCCGAGGACAAGGTCACTCAGGCACGAGCCAAGCTTGCAGATCTCCGCGCGCTGCCGGTGCCGGCCTGCGACGCTGAGCTGGCCGCTCGCGCCGCTCAGGACTCCCAACTGGTCACCGACATCGTCAAGTACGACGGCATGGCCAAGGCCTTCGCGAGGAAGGGTCAATGAAGCCTGCAGAGCTCAAGGCGCGGTTCCCGACGGAGGCTGCCCTGTGCACGTGCCTGATCGACTGTCTGACCGAGGCTGGCGGCTGGGAGATCTACCCCGAGACAGCCGGCTTCGACATTCTGGCTGTGTGGAAGGCGACTGGGCATCAGCTCGGCATCGAGGCGAAGCTGCAGCTCAACGCTAAAGTGGCCGATCAGATCCTGCCGGCTCACTGGAGCAACAGCGACCAGCGGGGGCCAGACTTCAGGGCGGTGCTGGTTCCCTGCACGACAGCGGCGAACTACGGCATTGCACGGATGCTCGATGCGCTGGGCGTCCAGGTCCTGGTCCCGGACAGCTGTACTGCCCGTTGGAAAACGGAGCCTGGGCAGCAGGTTCAGCGCGAGGTGCATCGGCATGGCCTGCACCAGGCCGCCCCATGGGACCACGCATCCGGCGATCTCCGCGAATGGGGACCCACAGCATGGTTCGACTGGAACCCAACCAAGCGCTGTGAATTGCCTGAGTTTGTTCCGAAAGTGGCCGCAGGCGTGCCGACGCCCCTGCAGTTGACTCCCTGGAAGGTGGGGGCACTCAAGGTGTTGGCCGATCTCGAGCTCGATGGTTTCACGACGGCGAAGGGTGTCCGGGCCCATGGCGTGGATCCGCGCCGCTTCTGTGCTTCCGATGGGTGGCTGAAGCAACTGGGCGAGGGGAAGTGGGCGCGCGGGAGACTCCCGGCTTTCGAGGCCCAGCACCCCGAGGCCTACGCTCAGGTACTGGCCCAGGCGCGCGCCGCGCGCGCTGTAGCTGCAGCAGAGAAGACCCAGGAACAGACGTCATGAACGAAACAGCAGTCGGTACCAACGCGCTCGTAGCCGCGCGCGAGCTCGAGGTGGCTTTCCTCAAGGGGAAGAAGATCCCCTCCTGCGCCAACTGCAACGGCAAGGCGAAGGTGTGCTGGCCTGGCCGCGAGTCGCAGCTCGTACAGCTTCAGTGCCGGCACTGCGGGCCACGCGGAGCCATCTTCGACAGCAGCGCGCCAGTCCAGTGTGGCCGCTGTGGTACCGCCCCGACTGGTCTGTTCCCGCGGGGCGCACAGATCCAGTGCTGCAGCTGCGGGGCATCCTCAGCCGTGTTCGTTGGCCCGGATCCCGCCGGCGCTCTTGCCGCGGCGCTGGATTCCTGGTGTCGACGTGCGCCGGTGCTTCCTACGGCGGGCGACGACAGTGCAGGCAAGCGGCGCCGGGGCGCAGCTCCGGATGGATTCGACGACGAGGGCAAGGGCGACGTCCTGGAACTACTATCGCGCCTGCTGGTCGGCGGGAGCTACCGCATGCCAGTGGAGGGGCGCAGTACCCTCGCGCCGCTGGGCAGCAGCGACATCGCCGGCGCGGTCGGCTACATGCGCAATCCGCTGGAGAAGCACACCGCGCTCGCCGTAGCGACGAGGATGGGCCCAGCCGCGATCGCACGGCTCTCCCTCGCTGCCTATCGTCAGGTGGCCAAGGACGTGCGTGCAATGCGGCCTCGGTCTCTGGATCTGGGCAAGCCAGCCGATCGGTGGCGTCTTCGCCTGGTGATCTACGATGCAGCTCATGAACTGGTATGGCCGGAGCGGCGCCAGCCGTTCGCCGGCCTGGCCAAGTCTGCCAAGATGCGCAAGGGCAACTACATCAAGGCCCACAAGTGCGCCAGCGCTGTGCTACAGGAGGCGCTGCATGGAGGAAGGATGGGATTCAGGAAAGCGCTATGGCGAGGCTAGTCAAGTAGCGTGAGTGAATCCGCAAAGATCTCTGAGACAGCGAGTAACGCTATTGAAAGCTCTTCCTTTGCCTGATCCCGGACGGAGTTCAACTGCTTCAACTCCTCCAAGTTGGTTGCGGACATTGCAGCGATACTGGCCTTGTCCGCAGCATGGAGCTTCTGCAGAACCACGTCGTTGAAACGCTGCTGGACATGGGGGCCGAAAAGCCAGCGAATCTTTCCCGAAGGTCCAGCCAGATCCCATAGCTCCCGCGATACTTCCTCATTGGGTACGCCCGGAAAGTTTATCTCCAAAAGTCGCCGAATCCGGTCGAACGTCTCAACGCGCTTCTCGAAGAGATCCAGCCGGAGCTTATTGCGAGCCGTCTCGGCTTGCTGCTGAGCTGTACGCCACTGGCGCAGCGCAACCATGCCAACCGCCGCCGCGACCAAAATCTGGCCCAGCGCGGTGAACAGTTTGATCTGCAAGTCCGTCATGCCCAGTACCGTCTCAATCATTGCGACACTCCCCCTGTATTGGCCGGGAGTATCGCATTTGTTAAGGTTTGTTAGGGCTGGATGAGCCCAACAGGGGGCTAAATGGATGCTTTAAGCGAGAATGTTCTAATCGGCCTGGGCACAGGGCTGGTAACGGGATTGGTCACAGGCTTGCTGTCTGGTTACTACGCAGGCGTAGTGATCAGCAGGACGACGCGGTTCTACGCGTTGATGAGGGATGCCCAGAGGGCGCTCAAAAAGGTCGACTATATGCAGGAGGAGAGGAGGGTCTCTGTAAGGTTCTGGGAGCCGCTGGTAGTGGGCGCGATCGCAGATGATCTAGCGACCGACCGACAAGTGGCAGCCGCGCGGGAAGTGCGATTACAGGCCAAGAACATTTCCGAGGCAGTGTTTCAAGGGTCTCACGGCCAATTGAGGGTAAAGGAGTTTGAGGGCCAAATCATGGAGGCGCGGCAGAAGATTGCCAAATTGCGACCTTCAAAGCGCGTTTTGCTTCCTTGGGGGCCGCTATGAGTTGCTGGGCCTTGGGCATTGATTGGCCGGTGATCACGCAGGGGTTTGGTGCGGTTGCCCAGGGGGGCGGCGCCCTTGTGCTGGCCTGGGTAGGCTTGGCAGGCCTTTCGTCATGGCGAAAGCAGCTGAAAGGAACCCGTAGCCAAGCGCTGGCGGAAGAAACTCTGAGTTTGGTCTACCGGGTTCGAGACGCGATCGATCACATCCGACAGCCTTGGGCGTTTACCGGCGAGATGAATAAGGTCGAACGTATCGCCGATGAGACGGATGCGTCATTTGAGGGGCGAAAACAGTACGGCGTTGTCGAGATTCGATACCAGGCGCACGCGGAACCGGTTGCTCAGCTTGAGGCGATTCGCTATCGGGTGAGCGCCGTCTTCGGTGAAGAGCAGGCCAAAGCGGTGGAAGATGTCCTAGATGTCTTGCGTCGAGTACGCAACGAAGCGGCAAACGCCGTGAGGCACAAGGCGCTGGTTCAACAGCAATCCGCCAGGCTTGGCAGGGATCCAGTCGGCCAGTCCCTCAAGCCTTATGAAACTGCGCGTTCCTACCTGACCATGGCCGAGTCTTGGATCTGGGCTGGTGAGGAAGGCAGTGATCCCGCAGCGAAGAGGCTTGCTGAGGCTGTTGCAAAGGCTGAAACCGCCTTGAAGCACTTCGCCATGATGAAGTCTTGATGTTCAGATAGCTGACCTCAGTTGTTCCTCATGAGGAAGATTTCTTCCTCATGAGGAACCGCAGTTGCCTCGGGAACCGAAAGTAGGTTTGAATTCCTACAGTGGGCGTTCTTATGGGCGCCACCATTCAAAGGCCGTTGGTTGACCAGGACGTGGGAGTCCGCTGGTTGATCAGCGGCCTTCTTGTTTGCGGGGTAGAGCAGTCCGGCAGCTCGCGTGGCTCATAACCACGAGGTCGGTGGTTCGAATCCACCTCCCGCTACCAAACGGCCGGTAGTCATGGCCACCACTCAAGCCAGCACATAGGCCGTCGTGAGACGCGCCGCTGGTGTCCGCGCGACCTTGCAACCGCGGTAGTGGTGGGCCATGCCGGCCTCCTTTCATTGGGGGAACCGCGGTGAGCATCAAAGAGCAGATCACAACGGACCTGGCGGTCGCAGGTTCGAAGATCGGGGCGGCCGTGAGCGTCACCGCTGCGACCTACTCGCCGGGCTACACCCTGAGCGACTGGGCGCTGATCGGCACGATCATCTTCACCATCGTCCAGACGTTCACCGTCATGGTGAAAAACTGGGGTGACTGGTCGGCCTGGTGGACCGCTCGCATGGGCAACGCCCGGCGACTCTGGGCGTGGATCCGCCGCCGTGGCTGACGCCAAGCCCAGCACCAAGCACCGCGTCGGTTTCGCCGCCGCACCGCTGGCGCTGATCGGCGCGTTGGTCGCCGCCCTGGGCACGAACGACTCGGCTCATGAAGGGCGCCGCTACACCCCGTACTACGACTCGGCCGGCATCCTGACTGTCTGCGCCGGCATCACCGGCCCGGCGGTGGTGAAGGGCAAGCGCTACACCGACGAGGAGTGCACCAGGCTGGAAACGGCCTACGTGCAGACCATGCTGCGCCACATGGGGCAGTGCGTCCGCGGTGAGTTTGAGTTCCACGAGATCAAGGCCTGGGGCCACTTCGCCTACAACATCGGCACGCCGGCATTCTGTGCCAGCACCGCGGCGAAGCGGCTCAACGCCGGCGAGCGCCTGCCTGCATGCGCCGAAATGTGGAAGTGGCGGCTCGTCAGGATCGACGGGGTGAGGCGCGACTGCGCGTTGCCGCAGTGGCGTTCGAAGTGCGGCGGCATCATCGATCGCCGGCAGTGGGAAATGGCCACCTGCCAAGGCCGCTTGCAGTGATCACCAGGGCGGCCGTCTCTGCCTGGTGGGCAGCCTGGAAGTGGGTTGCCGTTCTGGCCGGCCTGTTGACCCTGTCGCTGTCGCTCAACGTCAGGCAGTACGGCGATCGGCGTGAGGCTGCAGCTGCAGCGCGGGCCGCCACCCTCGAAGACACGCTCGAGGTGACGGCCGGAATCGCGCGCCAGGTCCAATCCGACAGTGGCCAGCTGCTGCAGCGCTTGGAGGCGATCGCCGCGCGCGGTGAGCGGACCCGAACCATCTATCGAGCAGCAGCTGCTGCGCAGCCGCTGCCAGCCAACTGCGCCCCGGGTCAGGCCCGGGTCGACGCCATCAACCAGGCCCTCGGGCCGACCAGCAGGACCGCGAAGTGACCCAGAAGGCCTCGATCGGACGGATCGTCCACTACACCCTTAGCGACACCGACGCGCTCCGCATCAATGCGCGCCGGACCGACGGTCCGTACATCCAGGAACGGCTGCTCGACAGCACCTGGCCGGTGGGGGCCCAGGCACACATCGGCAACAAGGTCGCCGCCGGTAGCGTGCTGCCCGCCATGGTCGTTGCGGTACAGCCGAACGGCCAGGTCAACGCCCAGGTGTTCCTGGACGGCAACGACGTGCTGTGGGTCAGCAGCCGCGACGAGGCCAGCGAGGAATCCGGCAGCCACCCGGGTCGCTGGCACTGGCCGCAGCGCTGACACCATGCAGCTGCGCCAGTCTCTCCCGATCGCTGCACTGATGCTGCTGGCCGGCTGCACGCAGCACCTGCAGCGTATTCCGGCGCAGTGCGATGCGATGTGCTTCCGCCCGTGTGTGGATGCCGGCGAAGACACTGGCGTGCGCGTGACGGCAGATCCTGCCGCCGCAGATACCTGGGACAACATCGGTGGGGACGTGGTCGGCCAACTGGCCGACAAGCTCCGCACCTGTGACGTGCGACGTAAGGCCTGCGAACAGTGCCTGCGCCGGCTCGACGCCAAGAAGGTAATCCAGCTTTGAGCGCCATCCCGGCGCCATAGGAGAGCAGCATGTTGAACCAGCAAGCCGGTACAACCCCACTGGCGGACCCGCAGACCCCGATCGAATCCGCTGTGAAGGATCTCGCGCGAACCCAGCAGGACCTGCACATTGCCGTCGAGCAGCTTGCATTGCGTCTCGCGCCGGTGCTGGCCGTAAGCAAACCGGATGCTGCACCGTCCACGGGCCGCGCACTCGGTGCCTCGCCGTTGCTCGAAGACCTGTTCCAGCGGCGGGACGCAGCGGCGGCCACCCTGGACATCATCACCGAACTGCACTCTCAGCTGACCCTGTGAGCCGGACGCCCGCCAGTTTCAGCCTCACGGTCGTGCGCGGCGCGACCTGGGAGGACGACTTCACCTACACCAATCCGGATGGAAGCCCGTTCGACCTGACCGGCTACCAGGCACGGATGCAGGTGCGGACGCTGGCGGGCCAGTTCGGGCTGACGGAGGCGGACACCCTGGTCATGGAGCTCAGTACCGCGGTCGGTTCGCTGGTCATCGCCGATCCGTTGGACGGGGTGGTCTCGATCACCGTGCCAGCGGTGGCCACCGAGGTGCTGAACCCGGCGAACGCGCGCAAGGTGAAGCACTGCTACAGCCTGGAGCTGTTCAAGCCGGCAGGCGCAGATCCGGAGTACGTGATCCCGCTGGTGGCCGGCAAGGTCACCGTCCAGGGCGAGACGACGCGCTGATGCCTGTGATCCGAGCAAGCGAGGGAGCAGCACGCGTGATTGTGGTTGAGCGCCGCGGCGCCGTCGCGATCCGCGACCCCAGAACGCCCATCGTTGCAGCATCGAAGCCCACCAAGGTCGAGGCGATCCAGGCAGATACCAGGACGGTAGAGGTTGCAGCGCGCGGCGCGCAGGGGCCGGCAGGCCCGGCCGGCCGCGACGGCACGTCGCCGGAAGCCACATACCCGGTTGGCCAGCCGATCCATGGCCACCGCGTGGTCCGGCTCGACGGTGGCAAGGCCTACCACCCCGACAGGGGAGTGCTGGAACACGCGCATGCCTGCGTCGGGATCGCCCTTCAGTCGGCGAACACCGGCGATGTGACGGTGCGCCTGGCCGGCACTGTCGAGGAGGGCAGCTGGACCTGGCACGACGGCGCGGTGTGGTGCGGAGCAGATGGCGCTCTGACCCAGAGCCCGGGCGAAACCGGCTGGCTGCTGTGCGTCGGCCGCGCGCTCAACCCCACCACCCTGATGATCGCCTTCGATACACCCATCGCACGGATCTGATCCCATGGCCGACAAGACCCTCCAACTCAAGAACAACATCACCACTGAGGTCGAAGGCGTCACCGCGTCAGCCGGCGCCGCCGATGCCGGCAAGATCGCGGCTCTCGGCCCCGATGGCCGCTTCGACGACTCGCTGCTGCCGGCCGGCATTGGCGCGGACACCAAGATCTATCCGGCCAGCGAGGTGCTGGCGGCCGGCGACTACGTGAACATCTGGGACGACGCCGGCACGGCCAAGGTGCGAAAGGCCGATGCCAGCGCCGCGAACGCAGGTAAGCGCGCCCACGGCTTTGTGCGTGCGGGCGTGGGTGCCATCGGCAACGATGCTTCCGTGTACTTCGAAGGGCCGAACAGCTCGCTTTCGGGCCTCACCCCGGGTGCGACCTACGTGCTGAGCCACACCTCCCCGGGAGGTGTCGTGCCGCTGGCGGCAGGCACCGCCACGGCCGGCCACATTCTGCAGATCGTGGGAGTGGCCACCGCCGTGGGGGAGATCAACGCCGAAATCGGCAATCCGGTGGTCCGAGCCTGATATGGCAGCACGACGTCCGCTTGTCCTGGACGCGAGCAATCGCACCGGGGAGCTTCCGGCCGGCGACATCCTTATAGGTGTCCCGCTCTATCTGCCCGTTAGTCTGCGTAGCGGCGGCATTGTTTCTTTGCCTCTGTCGACCACGTTCACGCTCACGATCGGGCTCCGGGCCGGAGGCTCATTCGACGTGCGGGCGACGACCTGATGGGCATTCAAACACCGCTCATTCTCAACCAGGCTGCTGGACGGATCGAAGAGCTGGCGGTCGGTGATACGTTGTCCGGGCTGCTCGTAGATGGCTATGCCGGCGGGAACGCTCTGCTCAACGGTGATTTCGACGTATGGCAGCGAGGAACGTCATTCACAGTGAGCAACGTCTACTCGGCCGATCGCTGGTTCATCCAGCAAGGGGGCGTGTCTGGTCAGTCCGTGGTGCAGCACGTTCCGCTGCCCGGAGAGAGCAATTTCCCCGACAGTGTCTTTACCCTCAACGTGAACATCACGGGTAACAGTAGTGCAACCGGAGCGTTCCAGACATTCGAGCAGCGCGTCGAAGACTGCCGAACGTTTGCCAACAAGGTTTCCACCCTGAGTTTCAAGGTTTTCAACGCGGGGGCCGCCGGTCGCAAAATTGCGGTCGAGTTCGCACAAATATTCGGTGCAGGCGGCTCGCCGGCGATCCTGGGCATTGCGCCGCAGGTTTTCAGCCTGGCGGCCGGCATGAACTACATCGTCAAGACCGTGACGCTGCCTTCTGTCGCGGGGAAGACGGCAAGCCTCGGGCACGCCGCAGTAGTCATCATCTGGAGCACTGCGGGATCCGATTTCAACAGCCGAACCGCAGGGCTCGGTTTGCAGACCGGAGGTCTCTACTTCAGCAAGATGAAGTGGGAGGCTGGTTCGGTGGCAACTCCCTTTGTCAGACGTGACCCGGGCGTCGAGCTACTGCTGTGCTATCGATATGGGGAGCCTGTCGGCTTCATCGCCAATGCGCTGGGCGCTGACTTCGCCACGTTCTCCTACAAGGTGCCCAAGCGAGTTGTTCCAACGCTCACGTTGCTTGGCAACTCCATCTCCCCGGCGACCTTGAACGCGCGCGGGTCCACGACCTGGTTCAGTATGGATGGGCGCGCTTCGTCGTCTGTTTCCAGCTACTGCTTTGCGGACGCGGAGATCTGAACATGTATCAGCTGACCGCAGATCCCACCGTTGTCTACTGCCCCGAACGCCAGTCGTGGATTTCTGAGGGAACCTGGCTGTGGGACCAGTATCAGCAGTGGCTGATGGAGGGCAACAGGCCCATGCCCATTGGGCCCGCCTACGTGCTGTACTCGCCGGAGCACTTCCGGGCAATCCGCGATGCAGCGTTCACGTGGATGAACTCCGAGGTGAAGGCGCGCGGATACGATGACCTGGCCAACTGCGCCAGCTACTTCAACAGCGGCGTGGAGCGGTATCGCTTGGAAGCGCGGGCGCTGGTTGCTTGGCGCGACGCAGTGAATCAACGGCTGGAGCAGCTTGTACTTGCGCCGCCTACAGGCATCGAGACCTGGGAGCAGGTGCGTCCGCTCCTGCCGCAGCCTGAAGCGTTCCCATGGCCGGCGAGTGTAGAGCTCCCGCTGGAGGCTGGTGACGGCCCCACTGCACAACTTTGATCAGTCTGAGAGGAACCCAGCCAGTGGCCGGAAAGATCGACCCGGCGACGGGCCTGCAGGACCAGCAACGGCGGTTCGCGGACGAGTACCTGGTTGACTTCAATGGCACCGCCGCCTACATGCGCGCCGGTTACAAGGCCACCGGCGCCGCGGCCAGTGCCGCTGCCGCGAGGCTGCTGGCCAACGCCAAGGTGCAGGCCTACCTGGCCGGCCGGAAGGAAGAGCTGCTGCTGTCGCAGCGGGTCGATCAGGAAGCGGTGTTGGCCCGGCTTGCGTTCATGGCGCTGGGCGACATCCGTACCCTGTTCGACCAGCACGGCAACCTCAAGCCGATGAGTGAGCTCACGGTCGAAGAGGCCAGCCTCGTCCAGGGCGTTGAGGTGTTCGAAGAGTGGGAGGGGCGCGGCGACGAGCGCCGCGCGGTCGGCCTGACCAAGAAGATCAAGCTAGTCAGCCGCCTGGACGCGGTGAAGACCCTCGGGACGCATTTCGGCATGTTCGCCAAGAAGGTCGAGCACACCGGCAAGGATGGCGGTCCGATCGAAACCCAGACGCGGATCCTGGGCGATGTGATGGATCTGATCGACGGATCCGATACGGGCCCCGGGCCGTCGGCGTCACGGAGCAAGTAGGCCGTGGAAGAACTGAGCGACCAGGACGCCAGCAGGATCATTGAGAAGCTGGGGGATCGGTGGTGGCGGCTGAACAACCTGTACTACATCACCGACAAGTTCGGCCGACGGGTGCAGTTCAAGCTGAATGAGGTGCAGGCCGACCTCGATGACAACCTGCACACGTTGAATCTGGCGCTGAAGTCGCGCCAGCACGGCATCACGACCTGGGCCTGTATCCGCGCCCTGGACATGGCGCTGTTCAAGAAGAACACCAAGGCCGGTGTGGTCGCCCACACCGCCGGCGACGCAGCCAAGTTCTTCCGCAGCAAGGTGCTGTACGCGTACGACAACCTCCCGGACTGGCTGAAGAAGATCCGGCCCGCAGTCCGGCGCGACATGCGCGACGGTGTCCTGGAGCTGGCCAACGGCTCCAGCATCGAGGTGTCGGTGTCACACCGCGGCGGCACGCTGACCTTTCTGCATATCTCCGAGTACGGGCCGATGTGCGCCATGTATCCGGAGCGGGCCGGGGAGGTGGCTTCGGGCGCACTGAACGCGATCGCCTCCGGCAACATCGTGGTGATCGAGTCGACCGCCTATGGCGCCGCCGGCGACTTCTACGAGCGTTGCCAGACGGCGATTGAGCTGGACCGGCAGATCCGCGCCGGCACGGCCAAGCTGACGGCGATGGACTACCGCTTCCACTTCTATCCGTGGTTCCGGGATCCCATCAACGAGCTCGATCCGGACGGCGTCACGCTCACCGCCGAGGACGAGGCCTACTTCGCCAAGGTCGAGGCGGAGATGAACTACACGCTGCGGCCTGAGCAGAAGGCCTGGTACGTCAAGAAGGCGGCCGAGCAGCGCGACAAGATGAAGCGGGAGCACCCCAGCACGCCGGAGGAGGCCTTCCAGGCGAGCACCGAGGGTGCGTACTACGGCAAGGAAATGGCCGCCGCCGACAGCAGCGGGCGGATCACCGATCTTCCGATCAACCCGCAGGTGCCCATTCACACCTTCTGGGACATCGGGCGCAGCGATGCGACGAGCATCTGGTTCATGCAGGAGAACGGCCCCTGGCTGGATTTCGTCGACTTCTACGAGAACTCTGGCTTCGGCGTTGCGCACTACGCCAAGGTGCTGAAGGAGCGGGGCTACCTGTACGGCAAGCATTACTGGCCGCACGACGGTGCCAACGAGGACTGGTCGGCCAACGAGAACCGCGTGCAGGTCGCCGCCAAGCTGGGGGTCAAGCCGGTTGTCGTGGTGCCCCGGATCAACGACATCACCGAGGGCATCGACATGGTGCGCAACATGCTGCCGCGCTGCCGGTTCGACAGGGTCCGGTGCGGCCCACCCAAGGCAGGCGAGGGCCGCGGAGGGCTGGAAGCCCTGCGGCGCTACACCAAGGTCTGGAACGAGAAGACCGAAACGTATTCCGACCTCCCATTCCACAACTGGGCCAGCAATCCTGCCGACGCGTTCCGGCAGGCGGCCCAGGGCTATGTCAGCAGCAGCGGCCGCCGTGTCGGCGAGTCGCGCGGAATGGCCAACGACAACTGGAGAACTGCATGAACGTTTCCCCGCGCGAGCGGAACACGCCTACCTCGGTCGAACTGGTCGACCTGCTGTCGATGCTGGTGGCCGCAGCAGATGAAGGGCAACTGGTAAGCATTGCTTTCATGTTGCGATCGCCGGAGGGCGACACCATGGTCGACTACCGTGGCAGCCACGAGCTGAGCGAGCTCACCGCCAGGACCGTCCTGCAGCGCATCGCCCAGGACATTGCCGTGACCCATCCGGCGATCGCCGCACGGATCGAGTCGGATCTCACCAGGAAGGCGAACTGACGTGGACGAGACCACGGTCCAGCAGCTGGCCATCCATCTGCAGCAGGCCCGCGCCTATGCACGCTACCTGCCGGGCGGCGAGAACCACGGCACCCTGGTAGAGGACCACGTCCTGTCTCCGGATCAGGCTGCAGCGGCGGTGGTGGAAGAGCTGAATGCCGCGTTGGAGCTGCTGGGAGCTGAGGCATGAGCGCCGAGGTCGAGCTCGCCCCGGATGGCTTCGTGTGGTGTGGCAAGAAGGGGGATCTGACCCTGTACCTGACCCACATCGTGCGCGATGGCGACGACGATGCAGCGCTCTACATCCGCAACGAGAACCGCCGGGTCGAAGGAATGAACCCGATTACCGGGATGATCGCTTACGGCAGCCCAGCCTATGTGGTGCCGTTCCGCGACTTCTGGATCTTCCGTCCGGAGGACAAGGACCGTGGTCGCCACCACACCATCGGCGACATGGTTGCTCGCCTGCAGAACGCCTCGGTTGCCCTCTACGGCTTGGACGTCCCGGCCTACCGCCACCGCATCCATGACGCCATCCTCGAGTTCTGCGACGACGTGAAGAACCTGCGCCCGCCGGCGGAGCAGACCCGGGAGCAATGGCTCGGCGAGATGGCGCGGATGGGGATCCAGATCAAGATCAACGGGCAGAAGGTGAACTGATGCAGACGATCGAGAACTTGCGCAGCGAGCCGGCCTACGACCCAGGCGCTGCCGACGTGGCCACCGCGGCGCCGCCCGACGTGGAAGGCCACCCGCTGGACAGTCTGGAGAACCGCCGTCTCCATGCGAAGGTGCTGGACTACTGGTACACGGCCCTCGATGCGTTCTACGACAACCGCATCGAGCAGATGCTCGACTACGACTTCTACGACCACATCCAGTGGTCAGAGGAAGACCGTGCCGTGCTGGCGGCCCGCCACCAGGCGCCACTGACCTACAACAAGATCAAGATGGCCATCGACTGGGTCATCGGCACCGAGCGCCGCACCCGCATCGATGGCGTCGTGCATCCGCGGGCCGAGGATGACGTCGACATCGCCGCGGTGAAGTCGGAGCTGATGAAGTACCTCAGCGACACCAACCGCGTGCCGTGGGCGCGCAGCCAGGCGTTCAAGGATGCCGCAATCGCGGGCTGCGGTTGGACCGAAGAGTCCATCCGGACCGACCGCGCAGACGAACCGGTGATGGTGGGCCACATTCCCTGGCGGCAGATGCGCCGGGACCCGGTCAGTCGCGCGCTGGACTTGAGCGACTGTCGCTTCCTGCTGCGGGAGAAGTTCGCCGATCTTGACTATGCGGAGGCAATGTTCCCGGACCGCATCGAGCTGGTGAACCGCGCTGCACAGGACCACTACGACGGCGACAATGGCGCCTTCGACGAAGAGCTGGATCTCCCCCAGGTCTTCCGTCGCTACGACAGCCGCGGCCACACCGTGACCGGCCGGCGCATCACCGGCAGGGCCTCCCTGGACAGCCGCTGTCGACTGCGGGTCCGCCTGATCGAGTGCTGGTTCAAGCGCCCGGTCGCCCACAAGCGGCTCTGGGGCGGCGAGTTCCGTGGTGATCGCTTCGATCCGAACAACGTGAAACACCAGGTAGCGCTGGCGGCGATGAAGAGCGAGGCCTCCCCGGTGTACTCGCTGTCCGACGCGGTGGTCGAGGAAATGTGGTGCGCGATCTTCACCGAAGGCGGCCTTCTGCAGCTCAAACGCAGCCCCTTCCGACACGGGCGGTTCCCCTACACGCCGTACTGGTGCTATCGCCGCAATCGCGACGGGATGGAGTACGGCCTGGTCCGCGGCGTGCGCGACTCGCAGGAAGACCTGAACAAGCGCATGAGCAAGCTGCTTTGGGCCCTGAGCACCAATCAGCTGTTCTACGAGGAAGGCGCCATCGATGAGGACCGCATCGAGGAAGTGAAGCGCGAGATCGCCAAGCCCAATGGCGTTATCCCGCTGAAGAACAACGGGCTGGGCAGGATCAAGGTAGAGCGCAACCTCGACGTGGCAGAGGCGCAGATCCAGCTGCTGGAGCTCGATGCGGCACACATCCATGACGGCACCGGCGTGAACCGCGAGCTCCTCGGACGCGAGACCAACGCGGCCAGTGGCCGGGCGATCCTGGCCAAGCAGCAGGAAGGCGCCGTGAGCACGGCGGAACTGTTTGACAACTACCGCCTGGGCATCCAGCTCAGCGGCGAAAAGCAGCTGTCGCTCACCGAGCAGTTCATGACCGAGGAACGGCAGTTCCGGATCGTTGGCGAGCGCAAGGGTCTGGACTGGCGGGTCATCAACCAGCTGCGCCTGGACACGCTCAACAACGTTTGGGTGGTCGACAACGACATCAGCCGCAACCAGGCCGACTTCATCGTCGACCAGCAGGATTTCCGCGAGTCCATGCGCCAGGCCTTCGCCGAGCAGTTCTTCGACATGCTGGGCAAGCTGCCACCGGAGATGTCCATCCAGCTGCTGGACCTGGCCTTCGACATGATCGATATGCCGGGCAAGGACGAGGTGGTGCAGCGCATCCGCAAGATCACCGGCCAATCGGACAACGACCAGGACGTCGACAGCCCCGAGGCGCAGGCGCGTCAGCAGCAGGAAGCCCAGGACCGCGAGGTCGCCCTGCGCGAGCGCATGGCCAAGGTCGGACTGGACGAGGCCAAGCGCGAAGAGATCATGGCCAAGGCCAAGGCATTGCAGATCAAGACCAAGGGTGACGCGCTCAACGTTGCCGAGCTGATCGAGATCCTGCTCCCCCTCGCTCCGGCGGCAGACCGCCTCCTGAGCACCCAACAGACCCCCGAGGAAACCGCTCATGCAGCAGCCTGACAACGCGGGCCAGCATTCGCTGGCCGCGAACGAACTGGAAATGACCGAGGGTGAGCGCGCGGCGCTGGCCAGCGCTGATGGTGCCGCCCCTGGCGATGCCGCTGCAGCTACTGGCACCACCGATGCGTCGGCAGCCGCCACCGCCACCGGGACTGCCACGCCGCCGGCCGAAGGCTCAGCTGCGCCAGCGGCGGGCGCTCCGGCGGACGGTGCGGCACAGCCTGATGCAGCGGCCGCCGCTGCCGCGGCAGTTGCTGCAGATGGGACGGCCCATGCGCCGCCAGCAACGTCCGAGCCGCCGCCGGCCACGCCCTTCGTGCCGACCTACGCGGCCGACGAGCGCGACTATGGCAAGGAGATCGGCGAGATCAACGGCAAGCTGCAGGCCCTGAAGGAGAAGTACAAGGCCGGCGACGTCGAGGATGAGGTGTATGAGCAGCAGTACGAGGATCTGCGCGACGAGCGCGGCCGCGTCGAGCGCGCCCAGGACATCGCCGCCCTGCAGCAGCAGCTCAGCCAGCAGAATGCCGACCAGTCCTGGGCGTACCTGCAGCGCCAGTTCCTCTCCCGACCGGAGAATGCCGCGATCGCCGCAAGCCCGATCCGCTTCGCTGCATGGGAGCAGGCGATGCAGTCGGTGGTCAACGAAGCCGCAGCCGCTGGCCGACAGCTCACCGACTGGGACATCCTGGCCGGCGCGCGCGATCTGCTGGCGGCCGAGGGTCTGCTGCAGGCATCAGCTGCCGCGACCGCGCCCCCCGTGGCGCCGCCCCCGACGAAGCCGGACCGTAGCGCGCCGCTGGGTGATGTGCCGGCCACACTGAGCACGGTACCGGCTGCAGCTGACCCGACCTCCCGATCGACCGCTGACGCTGCCGCCGGCATGGACAACATCGAGGACATCGAGTCGTTCCTGGCCGGGAAGTCGGAGAGCGAGCGCGATCGCATCCTGCGCGATGTACCGGGCTCCTTCGTGGCGGACAACTGAGCCTCATGCCCAAGCTGCACACCACCCTGGAGCCCGGCGACGTGGTCCTGATCCCGTCGGGCTCAGGCGCATCGATCACCTTCACCGAGAAGAGCGGCAAGCGCTCGCGTGTGATCATCGAATCCAACACCCCGGTGACGATCACCCGAGCCGGTGAGCAGCAACCTACGGGTGGTGCGCTGCAGCGAGTGGCGCGCCGGCCAACGCCCGCGATGGGCTGAACATCCTCAAAACCTGCGCAGTAGTGCGGGTCAACGACAGAGGCGCAGAAGTGCCGTGATCTCCCTGGAGAAGCAACATGGCACAGACGATCGTGGGTCTGAACGACCCGAAGGCCCGGAAGCTGTGGTCTGCGGACCTCATGGTTTCGGTATCCAAACAGTCCTACTGGACGCGCAAGATGATGGGCAAGGGGTCGGAGACCTCGATGCCGGTCATGCTGCAGACCGACCTGGAGCAGGAAGCGGGCGACACCATCAGCTACGACCTGTCCGTGCAGCTGTCCGGTGGCGTCATCGAAGGCGACCAGAAGGCCGAAGGCAAGGGCGAGAAGCTCGACTTCTTCACCGACAAGGTCTTCATCGACCAGGCCCGTAAGCCGGTCAGCTGCGGCGGCCGCATGAGCCGCAAGCGCACCGTCCACGACCTGCGCAAGGTCGGCCGCAACCGGCTGACCGAGTTCTGGGCGCGCTTCTACGACGAGCTGTTCTTCATGTACGGCTCGGGTGCCCGCGGCATCAACGAGGACTACAACGTCCCGCTGAACTACGCCGGTCGTGCTGGCAACCCGTTCGAAACACCGGACAGCTCGCACATCCTGTTCGGCGACGGCGCCAGCAAGGCATCGCTCACCTCGGCCGGCAAGATGAGCCGTGTCCTGATCGAGCGCGCCAACACCAAGGCCGCTTCGCAGGGCGGTGGTTCGACCCAGGTGGCCGAGATCCAGCCGATCACCATCGCCGGCGGCGAGCACTTCGTCACCGTCATGCACCCGTTCCAGGCGCATGACCTGAAGACCTCCACGGATCCGGGCAACTGGCTGGACATCCAGAAGGCGGCAGCCGCCGCCGAAGGTGCCAGCAACCCGATCTTCAAGGACAACCTGGGCATGATCGGCAACACGATCCTGCACAAGCACAAGTCCGTGGTGCGCTTCGGGGACTACGGTGCCGGCGGAAACGTTGCCGCGGCTCGCGCGCTGTACCTGGGCCGTCAGGCCCTGGTACTGGCCTTCGGTTCGCCGGGCAACGGCCTGCGCTTCGACTGGTCCGAAGTTCCGCTCGACCACGGCAACGACATCGAGATCTGCGCCGGTGCGATCTTCGGCATCAAGAAGACGCGCTTCAACGGCAAGGACTTCGGCACGATCGCCCTGGATACCGCCGCGGCCGATCCGAACCCGCAGTAAGCCGCAAACCAAGAGCCCCGGCATGCCGGGGCTCTTGCGTTCAGAAACCAAGTTCTTAACAGGAGAAATCCATGTCCACGAAACTCGCAATTGGCCGCAACAGCGGCGCATCGTCGCCTGCCGCCGGCCTGCTGGTGGTCAACGACTACAGCTGGCCGGTCGAGGCCGGAGCGGATGGCGATCTGGTCCTGATCGGCGAGCTGCCGGCCAATCACAAGCTGCACAGCCAGGCCTCGGGCCTGTTCGCCAAGTTGGACGCCGCCGGCAAGTTGGCTGCGCAGAACGTCACCGTCTTCATCCCGGACGCGATCGACGGCACCTCGGCGGCTGGCAACACCGTCATTGCTCCGACCGCAGTGGTGGCGGACACCGCGGCGTTCATTCCGATGTCCCTGCACCTGGTCGCGGAGGCCTTGGGCTCCAAGCCGGTGAATCGTCCGGTGTACGTGAAGCTCAACACCGCCCCGGGCGCCCAGCAGGGCGAGCTGATCCTGCGCCTGGCCGCGTTCCCGGCCTGAGCCACCCAACCGTAGCGGGGCTGCAGCTGCAGCCCCGCCTACCAGGAGCATCCCATGCTGATTGCATGCAAGTTCAAGCGCCCGAAAGCGCCCGTTGAGCTGGACGGCACTGTCTACTTCTTCGTGCCGATCGACCCGGCCAATGCCGATTCGGAGCACGTCGCCGACGTCGAAAACTCCGACCACATCCAGCGGCTGCTGGGCATTCCGGAGGCCTACTACATCGCCCGGGCCCAGAGCCTGCGGACCACCAGCAAGCCGGTAGCGCCGGTCGACTCGGCCGCAGGCCAGGAACCGCCAACGGCGCCGGTTGTAAGCAGCACCGGTACCGATGCCGGCGGCGATGGCTCAGGCGCCAGCACCACCACGAGCGCCGACACCGGCAGCAGTGAGCCGCCGGCAGGCGCGAACGTCGCAGCTACGCTGCCGCCGGAGATCGTCGAAGCAGCGGCCCAACTGAACGGCCTGAGCTGGCAGAAGCTGAAGGCCGAGTTGGCCAAGGGCGGCATCGCAAAGGTCGTGATCAAGGCCGCCCTCGATCTGGAGCTGGCCAAGCCGGAGCCCGACCAGCGCGGCACCACCCTGAAGGTGCTGAGCCAGGCGCTCGAGGAAGCCTGACGTGGAGGCGCGCACCCTCAGCCAGTTGATCGAGGAATGCCGGGAAGAGCTCGACGACGACGTGGCTCCCTACCTGTGGAGTGACGCCGCGCTGACCCGCCATCTCAACGAGGCTGTGGAAGAGGCGTGCATTCGGGCGCGGCTGCTCGTGGAGAGCGGCCGCCCCGATATTTGCCACATCAACCTTGAGCCCGGTCGGGCTGACTACACGCTTCATCCGACCGTGTACGTGGTCCGGCGCGCGGTGCTGGCCAGCAACCTGTCCGACCCGCTCTGCAGGACCACCAGCACCGCACTCGACGGACGGCACTGCCACTGGCGCACCGAGGCAGGGCGCCCGGAGTACCTGGTGCGCGATCGGCAGGCCCGTGAGGTATCTGTCAGCCCGGTACCGGCGGAGTCGGACGTGTTGCAGCTCACCCTCTGGCGCGTGCCGGAGGCTGCAGAGGCGATGGAAGACAGCGAGGACGAGCCGGTGATCGATGCCATCCACCACCGGAAGCTGGTGCACTGGGCCTGCTGGCGGGCCCTGAACAAGCGGGATTCCGAGCAGCGGAGCACCGCGGACGCCGATCGCCACCTCGCACTGTTCGAGAGCTACTTCGGTGAGCGGCCCACCGCGCGCGCGCTGCAGCAGCTGTCGATCGACCCGACCACCGGCACCCAACCCATGTGGTTCTGACATGCCCGTTCGCGATGAAGATCTCCGCCCTGGTGGCCCGTGGCCACTGGGCATCAACAACGTGGCCGGAGAGGGGGCGCTGCCGACCGATGACGACGGGATCCCGCGCGCACTACGTGAGGCGGACAATGTCGACCTGGACGCCGCAGGCCGGCCGCAGCGCCGGCGCGGGCATCAGCGCTTCCACCCCGGGGCGCTGACTCACTCGCTGTGGGGCCACGAGCTGCTGCAGTACGGGCTCTTCGTCGACGGTGGCCAGCTTCATGCTCTTCACGAGGACGAGCGTGTAGAGCCGCTGGGCATCGAGGTGGGTTTGGCCCCCTTGAGCTATGCACTGATCGGCGACCGCGTCTTCTTCAGCAACAGCACGGCAAGTGGATTCCTGGACATCGACCTGCAGAGGCATTCCTGGGCGCCTGAGCACCCAGCGGGACAGCCCGTCCTCGTGCCGGCGGCCGGCAGTGCCCTCGCACCAGGGCAGTACCAGGTCGCGGTGACGTTCTTGGACCGGCTCGGCCGCGAGTCCGGCAGCACGCTGGCCGCGGCGATCGACGTTGCCGAAGGCGGCGGCCTGGAGCTGACTGACATACCGCTGCCGTTGGCACCGGGCACGGTGTCGGCTGCGATCTACGTCTCCGGTCCGAACGACCAGGTGATGCGGCAGTACGCCATTCTTCCGGCCGGTACCCGCTCGGCACCGGTGCTGTCGCCCGGTGAGGGCAGGGCGCTCACTACTCAGTTCCTGCGGCCCCTACCGGCAGGCCACATCGTGCGCGGTGGGCACGGCCGGCAGTTCGTCGCATGCGGCCAAGAAGTCCTGTGGTCGGAAGCACTGCGCTACGGCTTGTTCCGACCGTCGGCCAACCGCATGCGGTTCAATGCTCCGATCGACTTGATGGAGCCAATTGGCGATGGGTCTCCCGATGGAGCGGGCCTCTACGTCGCCGCCGGTGCGCGTACCTATTGGTATGCCGGCGCCGATCCCAAGGACTTCAGTCAGACGGTGGCGCGCGGCAGCGGCGCGGTTCCCGGATCGGCCGTGGTCGTCAACGGCGACGTGATCGGTCTGCAGTCCGCAGCACCCGCTCTGATCTGGCTCGCGCGTGACGGCTATTTCTGCATCGGTCTGCCTGGCGGTCAGGTTCAGGTGCTGAAGAAGGGGGAGGCGGTCATCGATGACGCAGACCATGCCGCAGTGTTGCTGCGTCAGCAGGACGGACTCAGCCAGCTGGTTGCCGCGCTGCGGGCACCGCAAGGCCAGTCGCTGGCCGTGACCGATCGGGCCGTCGCCCACGTCATCCACCGGGATCCCTGACCCATGACTCTGTTGGCCAAGCCGGACGACGTGAAGCGTCGCCTGGAGATCTGCCGCGCCTGTCCGAACGCCGAGCGTGTAGGACGTCGCCTCTTCCTGCGCTGCAGCCTCTGCAGCTGCCCCCTGGCAAGCAAGACCCGATTCCAAGGGGCCTCCTGCCCCGCGGGCAAATGGTAACCACCGAAGGAGCAAATCGATGAACGTCATGAAGGCCCTGCAATCCCTGGGCGCGGTGGGGCGCGATGCAATTCGCGCGATCCGCCAGCACAAGTACGAACGGTGCGAATCGGGTATCTACATTCCCGGCGCGCGCGTCAGCATCGGCGGCATCTTCCGGCACGCGCACGCGCCTGCTGGTGGCGAGCTCGGTCCATGGCAGATCGACCCGAACCGCCTGGTCAACGAAGGCCTGAACTATCTGCTGAACGCCGGAATGGGTGGTGGCAGTCAGCAGACCGCTTTCTACCTGGCCCCCTTCACGGGAAATGTCACCCCTGCAGCCGACTGGAAGGGCAGTACGTTCAAGGACGTGGCCTCCGAATTCACGGCCTACGCCCCGGCGACCCGACTGCCCTGGACTACCACGCCGTCCACGGCAGAAGCCATCGGCAACACGGCTGCACTGGCTGCAGCGACTTTGACCTATTCCGCAGGCGGTCCCTACAACCTGTACGGCATCGGGCTGCTGACCGGATCGGCAAAGGGCGCAACCGCGAACATCCTGATTGCAGCGACCCGGTTCGCGACCCCGCGCACCAACCAGCTCGCCGGCGACAAGCTGGCGATCGAGTACGTGCTCTCTGCCAAGGATGGGGGTGACGTCTCGTAATGAGCGGCGGGCGGCATACCGGCTGGACGCCGATCGTGGTGGTTGGCGATCGGGCGGCCGCCTCGCTGCATGTGCCGGCGGGAAGGAAGCTACTGGGATTCGTAACGCAGGAGGCCGCTCGCAATGGGCTGGGGATCGCCAGTGCAAGGCAAGAAGCGGAGGACGGAACCCTTATCGTGGCCGAGAAGATCGGTGAACTGACGCGGTTGACGATCATCACGCCGGAGCCGGAACCGCCACTCGACCCACTCGAACCCATGGGCGGCTTCATCCTGTGGCCTCGCTGGAACGTGCACACGGGCGATCCGGCCGACCGCGGCTCACAAGTGGACCCCACCGGTGAGAATCCGACGGCCTGGCTCGAGTTCAGCGGCCGAAGCCTGATCACGCGCTACTGGAAGCGCTGGGACGTTGTCGACAACATCACCGGGGCTCGCTACGAGAGCTACAACCAGCCAGACCGCTATCCCGCCGGTCTCCACTTCTTCGGCAACGTCGACTGGAAGGACGGCCGCGATCTGGCTCTGTCCTTCTATGGGTATGGCGTCCGGTACCTCCGCGACCTGACCCTGATCGACGACGGCGCGCGTTGGATCTTCCAGCAGGGCCAGATCCTGTTCGATCGCATTGCCTATCGGGATGCGATGGTCGATACACCTCCGGACTATCTGTCCTGGCGGCTGACGTCCGGTTGCCTGCGCAGGGGGGCGGATGGACATCATGAGCTGGTGGTGACGTTCACCCACTATGTGATCAACCAACCGACCACAGCTCAATCGGCGTTCGTGGTGTTCAGGGTCACTCGGAGCGAGGGAACGCCCGAAAAGGGTGATTGGGAAGTGGTGCAGGGCAGCCACCGCCTCCTTGGAATGACACCGGGCAGGATCAATCCACAGGACGAATCGTCCGCGAACGGTTTCAACGACGCTGCGCTGCCCTGGTTCTTCAATGCTGATGGGACCAAGGCAATTCGCACGGTGAGCAGTGAACCGACCACGGTGTTCGGCCTGGTCAATACGATGACGCAGGAGGTGGAAATCTCCGGCGTCGGTATCGACCATAGACTGAGCCGGGCCGACTACCTGATCGGCGACTACATCAACGCCCTTGGGGCCTTCGCGCTGGTCGCGCCGACTCGTGGCCTGGTGGCTTCCGACTATGCCGGTTCTGAGCGCAGGGATGCCTTCCTCGCGCTGCGCCTGAGCCAGGGACAGGTCGCCACCGAGGCGACAGGGTACCGCGGGACCCTTCGAGTGCTCGTCGTGTTGGAGTTTGATGGCGGTGAACTGCCGTTGATCGACAGGGACTTCTCCGTCGGCAACGATCGCCAGGACTATCACCTCCTGGCGTACATGGATCTTCGCCACAACCTGTACTCCGGTTGGCGGATCCAGGGCGTGAATGGTGTTCACAGCATTCAACCATTCGCATACATGGGCGGGCGATTGGTGTACGGCGAGATCGAGGCCGTGGACTGGGACCCGGCCAGTGGCCTGCCAGCCCCATTCCTCGGGCTCGACACCCGGGCCCCTGGCGGTGTCGTTGACGGTCTCGTTTTCGGGAACTACTGGACCGGCGCGTCGGGCTCTGGATGGGGGCCGCGAGACGGTACCCAGCACGGCGTGATCTGGCGCAAACACCCGCGCGAGGGCCTGGTCTTCTTCTCGGCCGCCGCAAGCCTCAGGACAGCCATGGTCCAACGCCAAGGCGTGACCGATTTCCTCGGCTTCGATTGGAGCGGGGGCTGGAACTACTGCAAGGGCCGTTACTGCGTGTCGATCCCCGGGCCCTACACCGGGACGCTCAACTACCTGACGGGCTACGAGCTCGGCGCGGTCACCGGCGTGATTGCCGATGACCGTCGCTTCTACCCGCTGACGTCGCTACCCAAACCCATATAGGAGCCTCAATGGCGGTCATCACTTCCACCGGGTTCGAAACGCTGCTGCTCGGGCCCACCTCGTTCGACGGGATCTTCCGGAACGGCTGCATCGAGATTCGCTCGGGGATCCAACCCGCGCGTGCCGACCTGCCGCCTACGGGACAGCTCCTGGCGCGCATTACTCGCGATGGCGGGCCGTGGCAGGCGGGCGGGACGGCCAACGGCCTGCATTTCGTCCGCAACGGTCGCTATGTCTACAAGGATCCAGTGGAACGCTGGCTTTTGCGAGGCGTCGCGAACGGCCAGGCCGGGTGGTTCCGGCTTGTGGGGAACGAGCCTGACCTCGGGCAGATCTCTTTCACCGCCCCGCGCATCGACGGAGCAATCGGACTCGATGACGGGTCCGCTGGCGACTTCCAGATGCGGCTTCCGACCCTTGCTGTGACCCCCGACACCGGCATCGAACTGGGTGACTGGTGGTACGCGATTCCCCCCCTCTGAACCAGGACCACGAACCATGACGATCTCGATTCCTCTTGCTCAGGCGCTGCTGCAGCAAGTCAAAAGCGCCCTCGATGGTGGTTTTATCTACATCTACGCCGGGCCGGTACCGGCAACGGCCGACACTGCCCTGGACATGGCCGCCGCACATACTCAGGTCGCCAAGCTTGAGGTCGCGGGCCAAGGGCTGACCTTTGCGGCTCCAGTGGGGAACGTTCTGCCGAAGAACCCGTCGGAAGACTGGCAAGGCCTGATCGCCTTCGACGGCGCCAATGCTGCCGCACCGAACCTTTCGCCGTCCTTCTATCGCTTCTGTGCGGCTGGTGATGATGGAAGAGGGGCAACCACTGGCATTCGCCTGCAAGGCACCGCCGGCGGGCCTGCATCGAATGCGGCCGTGCTCTTCAGCTCCGATACTGTCGTTGCCAATGGCACCAACAGCACCGGCATCAGCATCTTCAACGTGGTCGCCGATCAGGCCAGCTGACATGTTGTCGAAGCCGCCGACCGCAAGATTCATTCCCCCGCAGCCTGCGCGTGAAGCACAGCCGTACAGTGCGGCCTATACGTTTTGCGGCGGGGAGCCCGCGAAGGGCTACTGGCGGCAGTCATGCAGCGAAGGGACGATGGCTGTCCCGAACAACGGCGCAGTGCAGTTGCCGCAGAACGCGACGATCCTGGGCTACGAGCAGTCGGGTGGCACCAGCTACGTGCGTTACCAGGTTTGTCGCAGCGTGTTCGTCCAGACGGCACCGCCAGGGCCTATCACATGCACCAGCTATCCGGAGCAGAAGGCACGGCCTGCATCGCCTCGAGTTCCTGGCCGCTTCGAGTATGCGAGCGTGTTCGCGTGGGATGCCGGAGCTCGGAGTGACGCCGAGCTCGATGGTGATCTGGTTATGAAGCTGACAATGAGTCGGGTGGTTGGGGTTGTGGTGGGGCTGTGCACCGATCGGGACAGGCTGGAGGATCCTGCAGCCATTCTTCATGGGCTCTACTTCCACCAGAGCGCCGGCGGCTTGATGCAGGTCTGTGCGATCGAGTCCGGGGCAAGGGTCAGCGAAGTTCGAACCTACAGTGCGGAGGATGTCTGGCAGGTCCGCCGGGTGGGGGGCGTTGTCGAGTACGTCTGCAACGGCGATCGCTTCTACCGTTCGCTGCACCTGAGCGAAGGTCCGCTGCTGGTCGGCTGCGCCATGTTTGCCACCGGAGACGTCATCGAATGACCATTGAGTTCGTTCCCCTTGACGCCGTTTCGATTGAGGGAAGCGCCAGCTGCGCGCTGGTAGTTCGTGCGCGAGGTGCTGGCCGTGGATTTGCCGGCAGCGGCGCCGCCGTGCTGAGGCTTCGCGGCGCTGGCGTTGCGCAGGTTCGCTTCGGCGGCGGTGTGGATCCCGATGTGCCAGCGCACGGTGCTGCGGCTCTGCAGCTCAGCACGGATGGGGTGGCATCGCTACACCTGGTCGGGGAGGGAGGTGCATCGGTCCTGGTCGTAGCGGCTGGCTTCCAGGCCGCCCCTGGCCATGGTGGTGGTGTGGCGAGGCTGGCGATCCACGCGCGTGGACGCCAGCTCACAGAGCCCATGGCCTATGCGGGGCTCGAGGCCATTCCTCGCATGGTGTCGTCCTTCGGTGGGTTGTGGTTTGTCAGCCCACGGGCTGCGTTGGACATGGGACAGTTGGAGTCGACATTGCCGACCCACGTGCTGGGCGAGGCCTTGGCCGTCGCAGCTGGGCGGCGAAGCACCCAGTCAGGCAACGGCGCTGCCGCTGATGTGTTGAGCCTGGAGGACACTGTCGCGATCGTCTACCAGCTCCTGGTGGAGGAGGGTGTCGTGTTCGCGCCGGCGCCGCAGGCGACGGTCTCGAAGCTGGAGCGAGTTCTAGACAGGCTTCTGCTGCTGGGTGCGTGCCGGTCCTATGCGGACGCGGTCAATGCGATTGCCGGCGGCTTGTGGTTTGGTGCTTTGACCGAAGTCCTCAAGTCCGAGCGTGTCGCCGATAGCCTGGTCGCCTCGGAGGTGGTTGGGAACCTGCAGCGTGCGGCGGACCGTCTCGCAGAAGCGCTACTGATCAACGCAGACGCCTTCGGATCGGGTACCGGCGTCGTACTGATCAATGAGAGCGCGCTGGCGACGGCAGGCGAAGTGAATAGTGCAGAGGCCCTGCAGCGCCTGGGTGACGGGCTGGGGTTCGTCACGCGCTTGGCGCTGGACACCGGTGAGTACATTGCATGGGTTCTGAACACCGAGAGCCGCGGTCTGTCGCGGTACACGGAGTATCCGTTCAACAGCTTCGCCAAGATCGGCAACCGATACTACGGTGCGGCGAGCGACGGACTTCACCGACTCGACGGCGATGACGATGACGGCCAACCGATCGCCGCACGCATCAGACTCGGGCTTTCCGCGCTCGGGACGCGCCGGCTGAAGCGAGTGCCGGAGGCGTTTGTCGGGTACACCAGCACCGGCACCCTACTGCTACATGTGATCACGGTGAACGAAGAATCTGGCCAGAAGGAAGCCGCCATCTACAAGATTCTGGAGCGACCGGCGACAAGCACGCGCGAGACGCGCTGGAAGCTGGGCAAGGGAATCAAAGCAGTGGACTTCGACTTCATCATCGAGAACGTGGATGGAGCCGACTTTGATCTGGCGGCGATCGAGTTCCGGCCGGTCTATCTCGAACGACGTACAAGGGGGTAGGTATGGCGGGGCCTTGTTTTTGGCGCGAGCTCAGTGGTGTGGTGCAGCAATGCGGTGATGATCCGGAGCCCGTGGAATATCAGCTTCTGGTCACCAACGGATACGCATATCCGTGGAGGAATCCGGAGTTCTTCAATGGCGCCGCAGGCTTTGAGTACGGCATCGACTTCGAGCTAAGGATCGAGCTACCTGACGGGCCCACTGTCATTCCGATGGTTTTCGAAGCGGAAGGCCGGTACCTCCTGGATGGGTACGTACCCGTTGATGCCACGCCAGGCATAGCGGTCCAAGGCGGCAATCAGTGGAACGTCTTCATCTTGCTGCAGTGGTCTTGATTGGAGAGAAAATATGGCTTCGACCTGGTGTCCTGACCTGTCGGCGGATGCCGCGGTCACACTCGTGGGCAGCGCCCACGACAAGTTCATGGAGTTGGGGGCCCAAACGTACAGTTTGGCGATTTCCAACCTCGACGGTCTCAACAGTGTTCGCCTGGACCCTGTCGACTTCAATGTCGACTTTCGCTTCGCTGATCCCCAGGCCACGTTCCAGCGGCCCCGTCGTCCGGACCTGGACGACGGGGCATTGGAGTTTCGCGCTCCCGATGTTCCGCTACCTAGTGCGCCGGGATTTGCGGCCGCGCCGATCTCGATCAGCGAAGCACCCGAGCTCGATGCTCAACCACCGACGTTGGCGTTCGGCGCCAAGCCGACCACACCCAATGTCGTGGAGCCGACGCTCCCGATCGACCCGGCGGAGATCGTGCTGCCGCTGGAACCGACCTATGTATTGCCGCAGGTACCGACGTTTGAGGCGTTGAACCTGCCGGCGGTGCCGAACATCTCCCTGCCAGAGTTCGACGCCGAGAAGCCGATTTTCATCGAGCCGCCATTCAACGACACCTGGCAGTTCGAGGCGACACCGTACGTCAGCACGTTGGTCGACACGCTGACCTCGACGCTCAAGCCCATGATCGTTGGTAGCCAGGCACTGCCCAAGATCATTGAGGACGCCATCTTCCAGCGGGCTCGCAGCCGCATCGAGCTCGAGACACATCGGAACGTTGAGCAGGCGGTCGCAGAATTTGGTGCCCGGGGCTTTGCTGAGCCCCAGGGCATGCTTGCCGGCCGGGTCCTGGAGATCCGCCAGACCGGCCAAAGCGCCGTTGCCGAAGCTTCCCGGGATACTGCGATTAAGCAGTTCGAGGAATCGCTGGCCAACCAGCGCATGGCCATCGCCCAGGGCGCCGCTCTCGAGGGGACGCTGGCGCAGCTGCACACCGAAGAGCAGAAGGTGCTGCTCCAGGCTGCGACTTTCCAACGTGAGACCGTCATCGCAGTGCTGAATGCCAGGATCTCGGTCTTCAACGCGCGCCTGCAGGCCTACCAGACCGATGCCCAGGTGCTGCGGGACCGCATCCAGGCAGAGCTGGCCAAGGTCGAGGTGTTCCGCGCCCAGATCGAAGGCGAACGCGCTCGGGGTGAAATAAACGAGCAGCGGGTGCGCCTGTATGAGTCCCAGCTTCGTGGCGTGACCACCCTGGCCGACTTCTACCGCACCCGTGTGGAGGCGGTGAAGGTGCAAGCCGACATCAATCGGTTCGGCATCGACAAGTACCGCGCCCAGGTCGACGCCTACGAGGCGCGCTGGCGTGCCCACGTCGCCGAATGGCAGGGCTACACAGCAAGCGTAGAGGGGGAGGGAAAGCGGGCGGACCTGTATCGCACTTTGGTCGATGCCAATGCCAAGCGCGTCGATGCCTGGGCTGCGAGCAACAACATGCAGTTCGAGGCGGAGCGCCTTCGCATGGCGCAGCACGGTGTGAACCTGGACGTCTGGCGCGCCGGCATCGCCCGCTGGGACGCCACACTGAGCGGTGAACGTGCTCGCCTGGCAGCCGTGGGCCAAGCCTTCGATGCGAAGGCTCGCATCTACAGCGCCGATGCCGGCGTGGAGCAAGTGGCGTCCGCGGCTGCCGACCGCAGTTTCGAGCTCGGCCTCGCGCGAGAGCGAGCCTCGGTCGAGGCCCAGCTGCAGCACGCGCAGATGCGGATCCAGCAGATGCTCGGCTTGCTGTCCCAGTCGGGCGAGATCCAGCGCGCGAAGGCGCAGATCTCGAGCCAGTTGGCTGCCAGCACGATGAGCGCCGTCAACTACGGCGCGTCTGTCTCCAGTGGCCGCAGTAAATCCAGTTCCTGTTCTCAGAACTTCAGCTTCCAGGGCGAGATCGCGGACGCGTGATCAGCCTCAACCACAAAAGGGGAACCTCATGGCCATCAATGATCGAGACGAACTGAATCCCGTCGGCGTCGCCCCCGGGCAGCCCCGCATTGCGCCCAGGCCGAGTGCCGGCACAGCGGCCGGCTCCGCCCTACGCAGCGGCGTAGCCGGCGGCGCTGCGTTGGCACGGCGGGCCGCAGGCGCTGGTTTGCGCGCTGCTGGCACCGTGGCCGACGCCGTCACGGCGCCAGGGCGTGAGGCCGGCGGGTTCGTACGGGATGCCGGCAGGGCCGTTGCGGGTGCAGCACCATCATCGGAGCAGGGGCAACCACTGCGTGCGCCGACCCAGCTGGACCCCGTCGGCGGCGCCACCGCCGCGCTGAGCCGCTTGTCGCCACTGCGCCTCCCGTCAGCCCCGAGGCCCAAGCCCACTTTCTCTGGGGTCTCGTCCAGCGTCGATTCGACCGCGCCCCTCAGCGGTTCCCGGCTGGCCGGGCGACCGTCGATCGGGGCGGACTTCACCGGTGTCAGTTCTAGCGTGAGCTCCACAGCGCCACTTGCGGGTGCTGCAGGTGCTGTAGCTCCCCGGGCGGCAGCAACCACTGCAGCGGCGCCGAGCACCTACATGACCCAGGACGGCCGCACCGCCGCGTTGCCGGCAGGCGTTACCCGCACCGTAGATGCCAACGGCAATTCGGTGTTCACCGGGTCCGCCGCCACCATCGCAGCCGCCGGCGGTGCGGCCTCAGCCGCTCCGGCAAGCGGCTCCCTGGCTCCCCTGGTGTCGCCCCTAGCTGCCGCACCGGCAGCGCCGGCAGTGGTGGCTCCGCGGCCGACTCCGCAGATTGCGCAGCGCGGGCGCCAAGGCGGGATCATCGAGAACCCGGCCGACACCACGGTGGATAAGCTCACGCGTGCGATGGGCAGCGCCAGCCTGAAGGGCAGCCCGAGTGGTCGCGCCGCGGTAGCGCAAGCGATCTTGGGCGAGGCCGGCGCGCGCCAGGCAGAGCGCGCATCTGCGCTCCGCACGCAGGACGAAGCCGATCTTGCCGCCGGTCAGGTCAACGCCGTCGCTGCCCAGGGCGACGCGAACCGCGCGCTGCAGGCCGGCCAATTCAATGCGCAGATGCAGGACAACGCCGCCAATCGCCAGGCGTCGCTGGAAACGGCCCGCATCGCCCGACGGCCTGAGATCTCGGTTGCGGCGGATGGAAGCATGGGGGTTGTGGGCAGTGACGGCGGCTGGCGCCCCGTGACTGCTGCCGACGGACAGAACGTGCGGGCGGCCCAGGCGCCGCGCCAGACGGGCGAACTCACCGATGCCGACCGCCTGAAGTCCTACACCGAACGATTCAACGCCATTTCCGGGAACGTCACGATGGACGAAGCCGCGAAGACCGCCGCTCTGGCCCAGCTCGATGCGGATCCGCTCTATGCCGGCCTGCGCCCACAAGAAGCCCCGCCGGTGACCGGTGCGCGTAGGGCACCCGATGGCAACTGGTACGTGCAGAACAACGATGGAAGCTACTCGAAGGTGAATCTCTGATGGCAACGTTCGAGAAGGTCGATGGGAATCCTTTCGGCGCAGGCCAGGCGCCGACTCAGGCACCAGCACCGGCAGCCACCAACAAGATCGCGCGCCGTCCGACGCTTTCACCTGTCCAGGGAGACCCTTTTCAGAAGGTGGCCAAGCGCCCTGAACGTACCTGGGGCGAGGCCATCAAGGACACCGGTCTCGGCATCGCCACCGGCGCTGCGAACATCATTGGTGGCGCCATCGAGCAACGAAACTCTCTGGAGCCGACGAACCTGGTGCGGCAGGGCCTGCGCGGCTTGGATCGCTTGGGCGTAAAGGGGGCGTCGGAGACGGCCGCTCTGGTGCCGGGTACGCCGTCGGAAATCTTGGGTGGACGTCGTGCTGGGTCCGACAGCGCGGGCCTCTCCAAGGCGACGCAGATGGCAACCGACTACCTCGGGGAGAGCCAGTCGGATGCGCTCAAGCAGGAAAAGCAGGAGCTGCAGGACACCAAGGGCTTCTTCGCCAGCGCTGGCAAGGTGCTGTCCTCGCCGCGGCTGATCGGAAACTTCCTTGCCGAGCAGGTGCCCAACATCGCCACGATGGGCGCTGGCACGCGCGCTGCAGCGGCTCAGGCAGGCGAGCGGGCCATGGCCGGGGCGCTGGCCAAGGGCCTCGGTACCGAGGCTGCGGAAACGGCTGCGACTGCCGCTGGACACCGGGCAGCGACCGCCGCTGCCACTGGCATGACGACGGTGATGGAGACCGGTTCGGCAGGCCAGCAGACGTACCAGCAGGCAATGGCACAGCCGCAATCGGTGTGGGACGCGAATCCGGAGTACAAGCGCATGGTTGCCGCCGGCGGCGACCCGCAGACAGTGAAGGAAACGATCGCGCGTGGCGCGTCGATGGAAGCGCAAGCCATTACGGCACCAATCGCTGCGATTGCCGGCCGCATCGCGGCGCCGTTCGAGGCTGACGTCTTCACCCGCGGCCTGGCACGCAAGCCGAAGGCGATGCTGGCCGGTGCCGCGCGCGAGACTGTCGAAGAGGGCCTCCAGGAAGGCGGGTCGCAGTTGGCCGGCAATCTCGGTCAGCGGCAGGTCGATCCGACCCAGGCGGCATGGGAGGGCGTGCCCGAGGCCGCCGGTACCGGTGCGGCGATCGGTGGCTTGCTGGGCGGCGGAATGGCCGCCGGCGGTGCCATCGCGAGTCGTGGCGACAATCAAGCCGCCGTGCAGGCCGATGCAGAGCGCGAGCGCTTGGCACGTAGGCCGGCTCCCACGCCGCCATCGCTGCCGCCGCCCCCGATTCCACAGATGCTCGCGCTCCCGCCGCCTGAAGTGATGACCGCGGCGCCGGATGGGACCATCACGCGCGGTGGTGTCCGGCCGGAGTTGATGGCCGAACCCGAAATGCGGTTCCCGCAGGGCCGTGGCATGTCCGCGCCCTTCGAGGGGCGCCGGGTCGCTGCACGCCCGCAGCCAACGGTGCCTTTCCCCGACGCAGCCCCCGACTCGATCGCAGATGTCGCCAATCTGGTGTCCCAGGCTCGGCGGCCCAACGAACCTATTGCCATCGCACCGGCTGCCGCGGCAATCGCCGAGCCCGTGCCTCCGCAAGTCCAGGGCGACCAGGCAGGCCTGGCTACTCCCGAAGTGTCGGCAGCGGCGGCACCGCCGCTGCCGCCCCCAGTCGCGCCACCGTGGGTCGATGCACAGACCGGCGAAGCCCTGCGCGAGCCGACTTCGACGGACATCAAGCAACTGCTGCACAACGGTCTGCAGTACCAGGTGGAGGCGCATGGAGGCATCAATACGCCGACTCTGCTGCGCACCATGCGTGACCAGTACGGCCTGCCCAGCGCCCGCGTGCGCCCGCTGCTGGACGAGGTCAAGGGCGAGCGCCGGCGCGGCCTCACCGAGCCGCCCACGGATGCCGACGGCTCGGTTGCGAGTGAGGCCGAAGGCCCGGCATCGCCGAGGCAGCAAGCGCTGAGGGAATCGGCACGAGTTGCGGACCTGCAGCTTGATGATGCAGCGCCAGCCGATCGCTCTGCGTCGGCGCCGCTGGCCAGCGACCTGCAGCTCGCACCGAATGATGCGCCGCTGCAATCGGGCACCGGTTTGTCTGGCGAACCGGTTTCGGAGCCCGGTGCCGTTGGCACGACGGAGGCGCCCAGCTTGGCAGAGACTGCTCCGATGCAGCCCCTTGCCGAGGCGACGCCTGCTCAGGACGGCGCCGCCGAGCCCGCGGATGCGCCGAAGGTGGCCACTGCGGCAGCAGAAGCCGCGACCAACCCTGCGAATGATCTGCCGCTCCCGTCGGATGCGCAGAAGGAAGCCGGGAACTACAAGAAGGGCCATGTCCGCATCAACGGCCACGACATCAGCATCGAGAACCCAGCAGGTAGCCAGCGCGATCCCCGCTGGCCGGCGCTGAAGAACCACTACGGCTACTTCAAGGGCACGGTCGGCAAGGACAAGGACCACGTCGACGTGTTCATGACCGACCGCGCCGAAGATCCGTCCTTGCCGGTGTACGTGGTCGACCAGGTCAACAAGGACGGCTCCTTCGACGAGCACAAGGTGATCATGGGAACCGCGTCGGAGCAGGAAGCCCGGGATACCTACCTGGCCAACTACTCGAAGGGCTGGACCGGCCTGGGCGGCATCAAGGAAATGTCGCAGGAGCAGTTCAAAGCGTGGGTGCGCGACCCGAAGAAGACCACACGTCGAGTCACGAAGGCCAAGCTGGCAGAGGCAGCGCCGGCGTCGCAGCCGGCGCCGAGCGGAGGTGAGACGGGGCAGAGCGTCAGCGCTCCGGTCGAAGGCGTAGGTGTGCCGACGGAAACCGGTAGTGTTCCGGCCACGGGCGGAAGTGAACCAGCAGCTGCTGCAGCACCAGCCGCAGATGAACCCGGCCCCGTCTACACGCCCAAGGTCCGCATCAAGGCAGGCTCCCCCGAGTATGTTCGGGATGACATCGGCACGCTCGGTGCGTACTTCCAGCCGGGACGGATCGTGAACGCCTACGGCAACACCCTGGATCGGGTGATCGAATTCCGCCCTCCAGGTAAGGATCCGCGCTGGCAGGTGAAGGTGCAGATGGTGGACAAGGAAGGGAATGCTCTTCCGGATGAGGCACCGCGCTGGCACAGCACCATTCCTAGCCCGCGCGATCTGGATTCCGTGCTCGGGAAGCCTGAGCGGAAGTCGAGAAGGGACGCGAACGCGGCCAAGGTGGCCAAGGCCGCAGAGGCAAAGAAGCACGACAAGGCCAAGCCGGGGTCAAACCCTGAGACTTCGAAGCCTGCGCCGAGTGATACCGATCGAGAGAGCGGTAGCTCCCCCGTCGCGGACAGCTCGGCGGGACAGTCCGATCCACTCTTCTCCCGGCGGGGCTGGGAGGCGGACTTCCCGGACGTTGTCACGGCACATCGCCCAGGGCGTCTGAGCGCTCATGCGGACTACGATGCAGCCAAGGCCGGCGACGATGCGGCGGCGCTGCGTGTGGCGCGCGACGTCGTCACACCGGAGTTCGTCGAGGACGTGCGTGCTGTGCTGCCGGAGGGCAGCAAGCCCCTGGTGGTGGCCGTGCAGTCCCAGGAAGCCACGGGCAACAACCGCATTCCGCGGATGGCTGCCGAGGTGCTGGCCCAGCGGCTGGGACTGCAGGTGTCCGAAGACATCGTCCAGGCCGCGAAGGTCAACCGTAGTGCCGGCGACGCCCTGCACCGGCTGGCCAACCAGCCCCCATTCACCGGCAAGGTGGAGAAGGGCCGCGACTATGTCCTGCTCGATGACACGCTGACCCAGGGCGGCACCCTGGCCCAGCTGAAAACCCACATCGAGGACAACGGCGGGAAGGTGGTGCTGGCCACCGCTTTGACCGGCAAGGACTATTCGCGGAAAATCGCCCTCAATTCCCAGAGCCTGGCCGACGTCCGTGAACGTTTCGGATCAATCGAACCCTGGTGGCGTGACCAGTTCGGCTACGGCTTCGAAGGCCTCACTGAGTCCGAAGCGCGCACCATCCTCACCCTCGACAAGGGACGTCTCGATGCTGACGCCCTCCGAGATCGCGTCGCTGCAGGCCGAGTATCGGGCCTCCGGGCAGTGGGCGAAGGAGCAGCTGGCGAAGGATCCGGAGCTGAAGCACCTGGGCCCGCCGGGCGGGTAAATCGATCCGCTGCACCCGCTGCCGGCGGCGGTCTGGACTTCGACCGCGCGCTGCAGCTCAAAACCGACCTGACCCAGCACTGGGGGGAGAACGCGCCCAATGTGGTCGTGGTGCGCTCTGCCGAAGGCTTCCCTGCCAGCGCCAAGGTTGATCCGGGGTATCGCCGCGCCGAGGGTGTGTACGACGGCCGCCCCACGGTCTGGATCAACGCCGGCAACATCGCCACCGAGCAGCGCTTTGCTCAGGTGCTGGCCCACGAGGCCATTGGCCACTACGGCGTCGAGTCCGTGGTGGGGGCTAAGGACTGGACCCAGATCGTGGACGCGATCGACAAGCTCGCCGCCGACGGAACCGGTACCACTGCATTGAAGTCGGTGCTGGCTGATGTGACCAGGCGCTACGGCACTGTCGATCGTGAGACCTTCGCCAAGGAAGCGATCGCCGTCATGGCGGAGCGGGGGATCAGGAACAGCTTCACCAGCCGTGTCGCTGCAGCGGTGCGCCGCTTCCTGCGTCGCGTGATGCCCTCGCTCAAGTGGTCCGAGACCGAGGTTCGGGACCTGTTGAGCCAGGCCGACGGTTTCCTGCGTGCCGGCATGTCAGCGCAGGCCCAGCGCGAAATGGTCCGGTCCTACTCGTTCGCGCAGCCGCAGATCGATGCCCGCGGCGAAGCCTTCCTCGAGCAGAATGGCGGCCGATTTCTCCGCCGCGACGATCAGTGGTACCTCGCCGACGAGCGCGGCCGCCCGGCCGACTTCCTGACCCTTGGCACCGCGCGCGCTGAGGCCGAACGCACCGGTGGCCAGGTCCTGGCCGATCCGGTTGAGCGTGGGCCGCGCACCTGGAGCGTGGTGCTGCCCAACGGCGCCGAGGTGACACGGGCCGCCCGCGGCCGCCTCTTCAGCATGCCGCCGGCAGATGCGCTCGAGGACATCGAGGCGATCCAGAGGGGCATTGAAGGCGAAGGAGTGTTGGCACGTGCGCGGCAGAAGCTGGAAGACCTGACCCCCAGCAAAGTGAAAGACACGTTGCGGTCCACGTGGCTCGGTGCGCTGGCCACCCGGCACCTGACGGAGCTGGGGCGCGACTACTTCCCGACAATCGATCGCTATTCGGACTACCTGGCCGAAATGCAGGCCGATCGGAACAAGCTGCAGGCGGAGGCGGACACGATCGCGGAGGCGGCGCGCCAGTGGGCCAGTAAGAACAATGCCGAAAGCCGCCGGCTGTTCGATCTCATGCATCAGGCGACCATGGACGGCGTAGACCCCTCGCGTGAGTACCAGCCCCTGCAGTTCAAGGCGCCAGGGGGCCAGGGACTGCAGGAGGTCAACCGCAAGAACGTTCAACACGCGATCAATGTGATCCAGCAGCAGATGAGGGAACGCAGCGGCGACACCAAGACAAACATGATTAACGAAGTGAAGACGCTGAAAGCAATGCTGAAGGTCGAACCACGCCGCCGCCGGCAATATGTCCCCTTGGTCGAGCAGTGGTCACAGCTGTCTCCAGAAGCAAAATCGTTCTATCTGCAGTTCCGTGATGCCTATCGATCAAGGTCCGACGCAGTGGAAGAGGCCTTGATCCAACGCATCGAGGACCTGAAGGGGGGCGATTTGGTTGGAGGCCAGGTCATCAGCGACAGTAGCCGCCGCATGCTGGTGAACAAGATCCGCGAGCAGTTCGAATCTGCGCGTCTGCAAGGCGTCTATTTCCCCCTGCAGCGCTTCGGCAAGTTCTTCGTCGCAGCGGAGAAGGACGGGACAAACACCTTCCTGATGTTCGAATCGCAGAATGAGCTGGACCGCGCCGTGAAGGACCTGGAGCGCAGAGAGTGGGCCATTACCGCCCGAGGAATGAAGATGGAGGGCAAGGCGGCCGACGCACCCAGCGGCACGTTCGTTGCTGATGTGATCGATCAGCTGCGGACGTCCCACGTCTCCGACGCTGTCCAGGATCAGGTGTATCAGCTGTATCTGCAAACCATGCCGGAACTGTCGATGCGCAAGCACCAGATTCATCGCAAGTCGGTGCCTGGCTTCGACCCTGATGCCGTGCGGGCGTTCGCCCACAACATGCAGCACGGCTCGCACCAGCTGGCCCGGCTGCGATACGCCCACAAGCTGCAGGGCGTGCTGACCGACCTGAAGGACGCACAGAAGAAGATTCAGGCATCCCCCAGCGTCGACACGCGAAAGATCGTGGCCGGCGACGCAATCCTGGAGGAGCTTGGCAAGCGGCACGAATGGATCATGAACCCGACCGATTCGGCGCTGACCAACCTGATCTCGTCGTTCGGCTTCACCTACTACCTAGGCGCCACGCCGGCGGCCGCACTGGTGAACGTGACCCAAACCGCCCTGGTCAGCTACCCCTATCTGGCCTCCCGGCACGGTGGGGTCAAGGCCATGAACTACCTGCTGGCCGCCAGCCGCGACGCCGTGCGCACCGTGGGCAACATCCAGAAGACCCTGACCGACCCCGACGAGCTCCGCGCCTACCAGGCGCTGGAGGTCGCCGGCGCGATCGAGAAGACGCAGGCCCACAACCTGGCGGGCATCGCCGAGGGCGGCATGGCCGGCTATAACCCGGCCTGGAGCAAGGCCATGGAGATCATCGGCTGGGGCTTCCACAAGACCGAGGTCATCAACCGCGAGGCGACGGGAATGGCCGCCTACCGTCTGGCGCGAGCGGATGGCAAGTCGTTCGACGAGGCGGTGAAATTCGCCCGAGACGCCATCTTCGACACCCACTTCGACTACAGCAACGCCAACCGTGCCCGCTTCATGCAGAGCGGCACCGCCAAGGTGCTGCTGATGTTCCGGCAGTACAGCCTGAACATGACCTGGGCGCTCGGGCGCATGGTGTGGCAGGCGACCAAGGGGCAGGATCCGCAGGTGCGCCAGGTCGCCCGTCGTAACTTGACCGGCCTGCTGGGCATGAGCGCGCTGTTCTCCGGCGCGATGGGCCTGCCGATGATGGGCATGATCATGGGGGCGTTGAACGGGATCCAGGCCACCTTCGGGGATGACGACGAACCCTGGGATGCCGAGACCGAGCTGCGCGCTTTCCTTGCCGGCATGCTGGGACAGGGCGGCGCGGATCTGCTGCTGCACGGGCCGGCCGACAAGCTGACCGGCGCGAACATTTCCGCCCGCGTCGGACTGGACAGCCTGTGGATCCGCGACGCTGATCGCGAGCTCGACGGCCGCGGCATGTTCAACAACCTGCTCGAGCAGGCCGCGGGGCCGATGGGCGGCGTCCTGAAGAACGTGCTGGTCGGCAAGCAGCAGGTCGACGAGGGCCACATCATGCGCGGCGTCGAGACCATGCTGCCGAAGGGCCTGAAGGACATGATCAAGGCGGGCCGCTACGCCACCCAGGGCGTGAACACCCTGCGCGGCGACCCCGTCGTGGCTGATCTTTCGCCCTGGGAGGTTCTGCTCCAGGCCAACGGCTTTGCGCCGGAGAAGGTGTCCCGCCAGTACGAGACCACCCGCGCGCTGAAGAACTACGAGCAGCACATCCTCGACCGCCGCAAGTCGCTGGTGAACGCCTTTGCCATGGCCCTGCGTAACGGCGACGCCAGCGACCGGGCTTCGGTGCTCAGCAAGATCGGCGCCTTCAACAAGGCCAACCCGGAGCTGGCGATCACCTCGAGCGGTCTGCAGCAGTCCATCAAGAACCGCGCCCGCTATAGCGCCAGGGCCGAGGCCGGCATCATCCTCAACCCGAAGCTGGCCGCGCGTCTGAAAAAAGCCGTGACGGAGTAGTTGCTGCAACTTTGCGCCGCCATCGGATCTGCTTGGATGAAACCAATGTGAAGACGCCGGCGATGGTGCCGGCCCTATCGATACAGGGGCATTGGTTGATGGACAAGAAGGACTTGCAGGTGGTGGCCAGTGGAAAGGGATCGCAGGAGAAAGCCCAACCGAGGGACAGTGGTGCTGGTTTTCTTTTGCCTGCAACAGGCCTGGAGGTGGGGCCCAAGGCATCTCGGGGGCGGCACTCCCGCCGCCAGACGCTGGAGAAGGGCATGGAAGATGAGCGCCACAAGGCTCAGGTGGTCTCGATGGAGGCCTTCAAAGCAGGCCGGGTAGGGCAGATCCCGCCGGAGGTGCTGGATATGTATGACCAGCTGACACGTGACCAGCACGCGCTGGTGCGGACCTCGTTCGTGCTCCTCGCGGCCATGCGGAGACGATTGGGCTTGCCGGACTTGTGAGGTCCCAGGGACCGCTTCGGCGGCCCCTTCAACTGCCCTGGGCGCTCACGGAGCCATTAGGCCAGCACGATGTAATCCGGCCATTCGCTATTCCGCCCAGATCACCGCTGTCTATTAGAGTACGGTTCGCGAGACCTAAGATTGCAGTGCATCAATAAAAAACCCAGCTCCTGTTGGGGCTGGGTCTGTCACAACTGTATCAGATCTGCTGAATCGGTCCGACCTCTACATCGCCGTTGCATCTGCCTACGCAACCACCGCCCAAGCTAGGTCCGCCAATCCCTCCGCCATGACCGCCCCAATCGCCCATGTCTCCTCCTCCTCCTCCGCCAACGCCGACGTCATCTCCCCTCCAGTTGCTGTTCTCCAATTTTTGGAGAATCCACACGGAGCTGAGTTTTCTGTATAGGTAAGTGGCGCATTGCGATCCGTTGCAGATGGTTACATCCAAAGCGTTTCCTTTGCTATCCACCCAAGAGTTGACGTGCTTGTTAACTTCGCTGCGTATGAATATCTCGGTGTCACCAAATGCAAGGGCCTCATCGAACTTGCATTCGGAGCAATAATACCTCCCGGCGCTGGCTGCGATCGCAAAGCCAGCTACTGTCACCACGATTGCACCCAGCAGCAATCGGGTGCGATTCTTCTTCAACGTTCCAGCAGTTGGCGTAACAGCATCATCCATACTCACTTTGAGGCGCTCCTTTCGTTGAGAATTTGATCAGCGATTTCCTTGCCGCGGCGCAACTGCGCGCCGTCCAAGCCGGATTTGGCATTGTTCAAGAACGACGCCCCATAACGGCTTGAGCCTGTGCGGAAGTATGCTTCCGCGTATGCATAGGCCATCACCGGATCCTTCGAGGCCAGTGCGCCGTTCTTGTATAGGTCGCTCAATCGGACATAGGCCTGTGATTCGCCGGCCCTTCCAGCGGACTCAAGGAACCTGACCGTGTTTTCCTTGTATTCCCGGATTACATCCGGGTTCAAGGAATTTTGTTCATCTTCAAATATTCTCGAAGCGTAAAGAGAGTAATCAAGCTGGGCGCGGATATTTCCGTGCTCAGCGGCGTACGTGATCGCCTTGAACACCTCTTCACGAGTTAGTGGCTCGAGCGAAAGGTCCTTGCAAAGGTCCTCAGTTGTGCTTCGAACGTGCCCTCCCAGGGACGACGCCTCGCGATCAATCTGACAGCGCAAATTGATTTCAACCAATTCGTATGCCGCCGCAGCTTCGGCGTCAGCAGGTGTAAGAGTGTTGCCCGTTTTGGTGACGCTCGTCGCTGGGCGAATAGGGCTTGCTGTTCCAGAGTCTCCCCGAACGGCGCGCGTATCAGACTGGGGAATGTCGGCCAACTCGTTAGCCCCAGTTGGTATGGGCCTAGAGTGATGCTGCGCCAAGTACAGACCAGCGGCACCCAACATCGAAACTGCAATAACAGATATCACCGCAATGAACTTGCGTCCCATCGTGGATCGAATCCTTATGGAAAAGTAACGTTAGCTGAACGTGAAGTTCATCCTCTTCGAATTCCGGCTTCTCTGTCAACACAACTTGCGGTCGCAGCTAGACAAAGGACAGCGGTCACTGAAAGTTCAGGGCGCGGCGCCTGAGCAGCGGTCCGGGCAAACCGGCTTGCCAAGGACCACCTGAATCCGCCGTTTCCGGGAATGGAAGGCGAGTAGTCTGCATGGGCGCTGCGGCGCCGGTTTGCTCAAACCGGCGATTTGATCGATTCGTCAAATCGTTCAGGCAAAATGACCGCAGGAACTGGGGGATCTGAAGATGCTGGAAGCTCTTTTCGTGGCAACAGCTGAGGCTGCTCCGGCGGTCACTGCAGCGGCAAACGATGGCACCGACTGGAAGTGGTTGGTGCCGGTGGCTACGCTGATCATTGGCTTCGGGCTGAAGTGGTTCCAGGACCACGTCACGGAGAAGGGGCGGAGGAGGCACGACAAGGACCTCCGACGTGAGCAGCGCTATGACGTGCTGCGGATGCGGCGCTTGGAGGCTGAGCGCGCAAACCTGCTGGAACTCCAGCCGCTGGTGGTCACCTTCATGCGTGCCGCGACCGATGCTTACAAGGTGAAGATGAAGGCTCTCGGATGGGAAAGGGGGGCCGCAGCCTTTTTGCCCGCTAACTCGATGGAACGCGAGACTTTGCTGCAGTCGGTGGCCAAGGTCAACGATGAAGTTCGCCAAGCGTCGGCCGCGCTTATCCCTTTGCAGTCAAGACTTCATTCTGAGGAAGTTCGATCTGCGTTGAACGGCTTGATCGATGTTGTCTGGGCAACCATGGATGCCAAGGCCAGCTTGACGATGATGAGGAACTGGAAACTGGTCGATCAGCCGCATAACGAACTACACACAGTGATGGGCCGGATCATCAAGCAGCTTGAGGATGAGAACCAGCAACTCGGTGATCCGCCGGTGGACTGA